TAAAAAATATATTATTCTTATATTTGCATAGAGAAAAGAAATAAACTTTATTTTACTAACATTTTAAATATAGACGTTATGAATGATTTAAAAAATTTAAGCGAAATCCGCAACTTGCTTGTTGCCCACCCATTTTTTACTTACGACTACGCTGATGGTCTCTGGATTAACAAGGATTCAAAACATATCTGGGTCTACTCAATTGATCTGGATGATGATCCACTTGCTGCTTATATCTCAGGATATATCATCACATATGCTTCAGAGGAAGTTCTCTTCGAAAATCTCCGGGAAAACATTATTTCTCACATGGACTTAACAAAGGGTGCCGACGACCAATATTATGATTATTCTCCATCACAGGTAGAAGCTATCATATTTGGTATTCCTCAATTAACTCCAGAACATCAGGATTACATAATTACTGGACTCAAAAAACATCTCCGGGAATTCATCCAGGACGAGGAACAAGATGAGGACATGATATCTCAATATACGGCAACATATAATGCTCTCGAAAAATGGGAATCCGACAAAAGAGAAACCCAACTCTTTGATTCCCTGGCTGCATCAGAACTTATTAGACAACTTAATAAATAATCACTATGGTAAACTCATATAAACTCTTAAACGTATTGGAACATGGCATGTCCTTGTTCCAACTCAATAAATGGAAAACCGAAGGCATCTGGTATCCTATTACTCAATACAAAAAGGAATCAGACGAAATTCAGGTAGTAACCAATTTATTTATTCCGGAACAAAAGGAATATCACATTCAACTTTCTGGAAATTATCCCGAAGAATCAGAAGCCTGGGACAAGTTTCTAGAGGAAAACCAATGGAAAATCTACCCATTACTTGCAAACATAATGCAAGTCTTCTTGCCCACAGGGAACTATCAATTATTCTATACTCAATATCCACAAGGATTCATATCCATAATCGCTAAGCCCCATGATAAGTAAAGAACTCAAATCACAATTAAGTATTCTCAAGGAAACTAACCCAGAATATATTCAAACCCTAAAGGATGCCGTTACGGCATCCTATAAGGCAGAACTTCAGGCAATCAAACCCAGTTCTACCGAAGAAGAGGAACAACTCAATATCGAACTCAAGGACATAGTATTAAAAATGCTATTTGGACCTTTCTATAACTATTTCGTATCAGAATACGTAGTATCAGATACTATATGGGAAGAACAGGATAAACTAATCGAGGACTTATATTATTACTTCAAATCATGACACCGTATATTCAACAACAACTTAAAAAGCTATGCGATAATCCAAATTGGTATGACGATATGCTCATCTCATGGGATAAAAACCCAAGAAATCAAAGGGAAGCTATTTATAACTACCTTTCTCATGTACAACTAAATGGGTTACTAGAAAACACTCAGATAGTTTTTACATTCATAGATGGCTACATGAAACCAGCTTTCTATTTCGAAATTCCCAGAGATACCAATCGATATCTTATACTGGGAATCCTCGATGAAGCAGGTTATCCTCATTGCTGCCTATTGGGCCAACCAAAACAAGTGTTTAACCCTCAACTCAATTAACATCATGAAACCCACAATAACAGTAAACGAATACCCAATCGGATGGGAATGGCTAGACAGAGTACCTCTAGAGGACTTTACTTGGCTTATAGAAATATTCTCTACCATGACCGATAACCCTGATACTTATGACTTTGCTACCTTCGATAAAGAAGCAACTAATGGAGAACCTCCTTATCCAGTAATCGAAATCAATAGGAAAGGCTTAGCCTACTTCCTAAACGAAGACCAAGGCTATAAATCAGGTATATCAATGTACGGTCACTACATAGCATGTAAATGCTTAGACATATCCTCAGAAAGAGAATACATGAATCAGTATACCGATATAAGAATCCTAACCAATGAAATAAAACCATGCTAACAAAAGGGAAATTCCCGGTATCTTTCGAGGTACCGGGTCACACTAAAGAATACACAGAGGGATTCACAGAGGAAATGGTAATCCCATACAGAACTGAGGAACTTAACCCATATCTAAGGTACCCCAACCAAGAGATAAACAACAACCACCTCCACTCCGAACACATAGGATTACAAATAAGAGATATACTACAGATACCCCCAACAGATATAACCATAATCGATATAATATCACTACCATGAACATCCTCTATCACATAATCCGAATAATCCTATCCCTAATCACTATCCTCATCCTAATACGAAATGAGGATATCTACCAAGCCCACAAGCATACCCACCCAACAAACAAAACAAGGTATATCATCTCACAGCTACTAACCCTGACAATATACACCATAGCCCTGATAACATTATCCCACATATCAAGGTACCCGGAATAAATACCGGGTACCTCCCACACCACCCAACACAAAAAACAAAATCATACTAACGCTAACTATGTTACATAATACCCAACTAAGGTATATAATATAATACCCATCCCCTCTATAACTAATATACCATCTATTGATATAATAATACTCCAATACATATATCAAGGTACCTCGCCGGGGGTTTTGGGGATTTAGGCAACAAGGCTAGGCAAATTTACCCCTACTATACAAAGCCACTCAACTCACTATATAGCCACTATACCATATAGCTCTACTACACACTTTAAAGGCAATCACAAAAAGGCCTAAAAAGGCAAATAAATCCGACCATTAGGGGCCCCTAAATCCGATTGCCTTGAGTACCCTTTATATGTATTATATTATAGATTGCATTCAAGGTAATTCGAAGGTAGGTGATTATATAATACAGATATGTTATGTAGCTTCTATGTATGTAGGTAGTATAGCTTTAGTACATCGTCGATTAATGGCCATTATTAATTTACCTTGATTACCTTCACCAAGTTATTATATTATGTATTATATAATAAGTATTGGGTTGGGGATTAGGTAAATAGGATATTAGGTTTTAGGGCTAAATGGTTTATAGGATTTAAGGCCTTCAAGGGGCATATTTAGGTAATATTCCTAGTAACTCTGTAAGTAATTTGCTTAGTATTTATATTAGCAATAACTTTTGTATTCTAGGACAATTTTGTGATTTAGGGGTACCTTGATTGCCTAGAGCCATTAGTTATTATATAATATATTAGTTATAGGTAGGGAAGGTAAATGGCAATCTCCATTCATGGCCCCGAGGATTTAGGCAAATATAATTCAAGGCCCTTAATAACCTACGAAGGCAATTAGGGTTATTGCATATTTAAAATATAATATCTATATTTGCATCAGACAAATAAAGTATTAATAATTAAAAACCCATTACCTATGAACACAGAAGAATTATCAAACCGATTAACACAAATCGTACAAGGCATTACTAATACTCACCCTATTAGGATTAAGGCTACTATCGAAGTTTTCCTTGAAGAATTTGACCCAAGCCAGAACTATCTTCTCTCTATTTCAGATATAGAAGGCTATGAGACCCAATTTATCGAATTCGAGATTTGGGACAAAAATGATGGTCCTATACCCGGTATAAAACTTTTCAAGGATCTCAATATATACCTTGAACGAGAATTTTGCGAATACTAACACATTGCCCCAGGCCTAACTTAGGTACCTGGGTTTTTACTTACGCTAACTTAGTAAGCCCTTATAGGCTATCCTAATCTCTATAGGCTTACCATAGTCCCTATATGGCCTTATTGAAATAGGACCAAGGGGTTTTATAGAGGGATATATCTTAAGGGCCTTAATTCTTTATCACCTTAGTCCATTAATAGCCTTATCAATATACAGGTATATAACACACTTCCTAGAGGACAGGCATAGGCCATATAGGAATATCCTTATACATATCATATATGCCCACTACAAGGCGTGCGAAGATTCTCCTTGTGAACCCCAAAATTAAGTGCAAAAATTAAGTCCTTTTTAGGGTGCAATAAATTTTTGAATTTATAGATTTTTCACAAAAATAATTTTGAAAATAAAAATATTCATTTTCTCAAAAAATTTTCTTGAAAATGTTTGTAGATTAAAATAAAGTCCGTATCTTTGCAATGTGAGAAAAACAAAAAGATATTTGAAAGATTTTATTTAAAACTTTTTAAGAAAATAATTTTCTAAAAATTTTGTAGATTAAAAAATAGTTCTTATATTTGCAATACAGAAACGAAATAAATAATACCTTATTAAGATAGTTTAAAAAGTCTTGAAAGTCTATTTGAAAAGGTAATAAAAATAATAAATAATAAAACTTTCAAGCAATTTAATTATGAAAAATCAAATTAACAAAGTGAATGTAGAAAAAGCAAGTGTAAACAGCAAAGCAAATAGTTTAATAGCTTTAGACGTTTTAAAATCAGTCAAAGAAAAAAATCAAGGACTTTTTAAAACGGCTTTAGGGACAAAAACAGAGATTTATAAAAAAGAATTGTTTTTAGGAGCAAACGAAAAGCAAATAAAATCTTTGAGAAAAAAATTTAGAAATGTTACTTTCAATTTTCTTTCAACTATTGCAACAAATGCAGATAAAAAACTAATTGACGGATTTATAGACTTTTATAAACAAGTCTATGTTATAAATGATTTTTCTTTTTCTTCAATTGCAAGCGAAAACACAAAAGAAGAAAAGAAAGAGATATTAATAAAAGGGCTTGAGATTGTAAAAAAATCAATCAAATAAAGTATTAATCAGATAGGGAATAAAATTTTATTCCCTATCATAAAAATAAAACTATGATATTATTATATGTATTTCTTTCTTTTATAATTTTGCTTTTCGTTTTTCTTTATATAATTACTTTGTTTTTAAATTGGAATAATTTTGTAATTAGTGGAGTAGACGAATACGAAAATTTAGAAAATGTTTATTATATTATTATTGATAAAGAATTTTGTAAAGAAACAAATAAAAAAGGTTTAGATATTAATGTTTATACTTTTATTCTCTTTTGTTTCCAAAATACAGAAATTTGCAGAATTAAAATAATTAGACTATTCTCTAAACAATTTGTAATTAAAGACTAAAGAAAGCGCAAAGGGACAAATAAAAATCTTTGTCCCTTACTTTTTATTTTCAAATGTTAAATTTAAGGGAACCGTACTCCCCTTTTAGTACCACAACTTTCGAAGCCCTCACATTAAGGGGTACCTTGAAGGCAAATACACATTTTCAGTACCACACAAAAATCACTCCTCACATTAAGGGCATACCTAGATATCCCACAATCACACATGCTCACATAACACACAAAGAAGCCAGGGATGTTAGGTCTCTGGCAACTAATTAAAGTATAGCACGAATTAAATCCTTAGTCCCATCTTTCCCAAGAACTCCTCGAACCCTACCACCTTTCTTCTCATAAAAGAAAACATAATACTGTTGAAGATTCCTTAACCACCATCTCTTAACTTCACCATACCCATCAAAATACCTTTCTATACAATTCATATCCAATTGGGTAATCCATATCTGATACCAAATCCGATTACCTTCAGAGCATCTTAGGATTCTCTTTTCATTATCATCCCTAATTGTTTCAACCTTCACCATCTTAATAATCCTCCCTCACTGATTTTAACCTACTGGTAATATCTATTCTCCCAGTAACCTTTAACACCCTACTATTTTTTCTCTTTGGGTATAGATATCTTAGATAATCTTCTGCCCTTTCAATTGCCTTATCCCTATCAAGGAAGGTTTCTATATTACTCGAATACTTATCTCTAAGTGTAAGCCAAAACACCAATCCCGGGAAGGAATACCCAATCTTAGTGAAGTACCTTCCTCTGCTTGTATGGTAGTAAATCTGATACTGATACTTTCTCATAATCATAGACTTCGGATTATCCCTCTGGTAAATTACAATATCAAAGTTCTTTCTATAAACCAAAAACTTATAAAAGATATGGAAGAAACATTATTCAAACTAGCACGTGCAATTACAGATACAGGTACAGATACTGTATCTTCAGATGGTGGTACTATAACCTACCGTATCACTTCCCTCAAAAGGAAACTGGTAAATGGCAAAGTAGTTTCAACCTCTACACCCTCTTGTACTTTGAGCTCAGCCTCCGTAAGTTGGGCTATTTGGGGAGGAGTTACCGTTGGAGATGGTTACTTAGATGTAAAAATTAGCTATTCAATAAATATTGGGTCCTCAAGGTCTACTACTCTGACATTTGCCCAAGATGGGTCTAATAACAAAATCAATCTCACAGTAACTCAGAAGCCACGAAAGGCTTCAACATTCACTCTCTCTGGATTGCCCACAGGTACAGGCTACTATCTCTTTGGCAAGGGAGCTAAGCCACAGAATACATCACCTTCAGATCGGGTGTATATACAGGGTCTCTCAGCAACTGGTACTGCTACTATAAATATTCCATTCGAGGCCAATGACTCAGAACCTGGTACTAGAATAAGATGTACTACTGGAGATAGAGTAGCTGTATATACTAAATCAGGTGCTACCTGGATACTAAAGGGGTCATTTACAGTACCAAGTGCAGGAGGAACAGTATCAATCTAATAACATTATGGAAAATAAAGTTCTTAAATTAGAGGGGGGGGAGATCTACCCAAGATGTACATGCAGAAATAAGACAGGGAAGCTCTGAGAGATGGACAATACAATCTCAAAAGAGTAAGTATGTAAATGGCAAATTGTCCGGGGTTATTGAAGTTGATTATTCTGCTAGCATCAATACCCCGGACTATATTCTGGAGGAAGACAAAAGTAACAATGGTATTCAGATTACTGCACAAGATGACGGTACTTCTGGGCTTTGTATACTTACACAAAATGAATCTGGTAATAAAATAAATCTACACCTTACTACTCCCGAAGAAACAGAATATTGGGAAATACGTTTTAATCCTATAACCATCAATGGAGTAGACACGAGTGCTTTTTTTTATATTACCACCAATATTAGTGGCGAAAATGGATCTATGGCTGATGGTACCCAATTTAAGAATTGGATAGTAAATCAAAATAGATATATGATTAATGTCTATATTGCTAGTATATACCCCGTAAATTCCGACATGCTATCTTGGTCCTGCCTCGATAAGAATGGTAATGCTTTTTTAGGACTATACAATTTACCAGGTAATTCATACTTTACAACAAAAACAACTGGATTGGGTTCCTATACTCTTACAAAAGTTTCAACTCCCCCTGTTAGCGATGATACTCCTATACTCTCCAGTAGGTTTAACCCCACTAAAAAATATCCATTAGATTTGAATTTTTATTGGAGCAAGTGAAAAGCCAGCTTAATACGGGTATTAAGATAATATCCCAATTATAAAAGCAATTACCCAGAATATAAGAGCCAGTGTATATGCAACAGAATATCTATGCCAGGGATACCAGCAGGTAATATAAGAATCTACTTTTAGTATTTCTGGATGTTCTTCTTCGTATTTTTTATCTTCTTCTCTAGAATCATACTTATATAATATGAAGAAAGGTAAGAATACGAAGAAGATTATTAAAGTAACTGGGAATAAGAGTAGGAGAATTATCTCCCACCCTTGCATTGATGTCCCAGCATAATCACCGTGTCTATCAAAAAAGAATCTCATAGCAACTTATGTTTTAGGTACTTGGTTAATAGGTAAATCGGAAATAGAGGTAATACTATCCATACCGATATAAATAATATCAGGGAATGAATCCTATGAATGTACGGTAAATAATCTAAGCAAACCTTTACAAAGAATACCGTGAATGGCAAACATACCAAGTAAATTATAGCTAATACCGTAATCATTGTTCTCTGAAGTATTTGTTAATAATCTTGGTAAGTTTCTTATCAAATTCAATCATCATATTTAAAGCATCCGTATCTTTCATATTATTTATTTCCTTGTCAAGGAATTCTATATTTCTCTTAATCGAGAAATAAGCCTTGTATGCAAGGAATATTCTTTCATTCTCTTCCGTAATAGGAAGAACTTCCCCCTTTTGCCCATCCAATCTTGGATATGTATTATCTGGACCGAGAGTTCTTGCAACTTTTACCCGGTTACTGAGCATTGCAAATCCACCTTTCTTATCAATAGATTCTACTGTTACTTTCTCTGTGATGGGTCTTCCTGATAATACGAAGATAACTTCATCACCTTCTTTGAGCTTTTTGATTTCTTTCTTTTCTTTTTTCATATCTATTTTATTTAGAAATTTTCTTTATGCAAATATACGAAATTATTCTTTGTTTATTGCATTATCTATTTTATTTTTAATAAATTCATAGGCATTACCCTGGTAATCCTCTAGCATTTTGTATTCCTGTGGAGATAGAAATATTCCGTTTACTTTAAAAGCATCTCTTAGATGCTCTGGTATAGTGCCCTGGTGAGCGATGTTATTATAACGGATAATGAAAAGCTTCTCTCGATCTTCATCAATAACTCCCAGAGTGTTTACTGGTTGGAGTTTAGTTTGGTAAATACCACCAAAAGCCGAGGGCACCATTAAAATATTTCCGGGAATTTTAGTTACCCAGTGAGAATAATCTGGAGTAATTACCGCAATTTTACCCTCTTTCTCAAGCTCTTTATCATAAGCTAATCGATTAGACCAAAAAGCACATTGAAAACAAATTTGTTTTCTTGCCATAAGTTGAGGGATTTCCCGAGTTTCATCAAATTCCTCTAAATTAATGGGCTTGCCACATATCTGGCACTCATTTTTCTTGTCCATATTGCATTATTTTATAAGTTATATATGATAATAGAACCTCGAAACATATTGAAAATGGGTTATAAGCAATACTTTTGTTACTAAAATTGAACCATTAAAACTGATAAGTTATGGATAAACTAACAAATGAAATGATTAAAGACCTTGCTATTCACTTAGGTTTAGAACCTGCCCTATTGAAAGCTGTCCAATTGGTGGAAGCTGCCGGTAGAGACGGGTTTTTAGCTGACGGTAGGCCTCAAATTCTCTTTGAGGGTCACATTATGTACAAAGAAGTACATAAGAAATTCCCTGACAGAGATTTAGCTTACCTTTGTAAGAGATATTCTACGATTTTCTTCCCTAAATGGGATAAATCGAAGTATTTGGGAGGTGTACACGAGTATAAGAGACTCGAATTAGCCAAAGAAATTGATGAGGAATGTGCATTGAAGTCTGCCAGTTGGGGTATGTTCCAAATTATGGGCTTCAATCACCGCCTTTGTGGATGTAAAGATGTCTTCGAATTTGTTCACAAGATGTCTGAATCTCATGAGAAACAATTGGAACTCATGTATTATTTCATGAATAACTCTGGTTGTTTGAAAGAACTCAAAGCAAAAGACTGGGCTGGCTTTGCCAGAAAGTATAATGGTCCTGGGTATGCCCAGAATGCCTATGACCAAAAGTTAAGAAATGCTTACGAAAATTTCAAAGATAAGTTATGAAAAGATGTCATTTTAACAGCTGGGTAGCAAAGGTATTCCTTTTCCCCAGTTACAAGGCAATAACTATGTTGTACAACTCTTTTTTCAAGCATAGAGTAGAGGAGTGTAAACCGGATGATATCAACCATGAGAGAATCCATCAGGTACAACAGATTGAGTGTAGTATAGTCGGTTTGATACTTGGTATCATACTCTGGGTATTATTCGATATATCCTTCTGGTGGGTAGTAGTTCTCTGTTTTGGTCTCTTCTACCTTTGGTATATTATCGAATATCTTCTCATTCTGTGTTTTGCCAAATGGGATAAACAGAATGAAAGGTATCATGATGTAAGTTTTGAAGAAGAAGCTCACAATAATGATAAAAATCTGAGTTATTTGGAAGACCGTAAACCATTTGCTTGGATTAAATATATCAAATTGAGAAGTTACAAGAAATGAAAAAGTTAAGGGTATTGGGAGTGTGCGCTGGACAGGGTGCACTCCTGTTCCCTTTTAGGGAAAATTTGCTAGGGAATATAGAAATAAGAGGAGTTTTTCATACAAATTGCGAAAGTCAATGGAAGTTAAATTTTGGTGATATACCATTCTATAAGGGCTTTTGTTTACAAGAGTTCGATGAGAAAGTAGATATAATTATATCAAGCCCGGATTGTGGCTCATCTTCAGTAATGAGGCTGTCTAAAGTAAAAGAATTGGGCAATCCAAAAGATAATCGTAGTCTCAATCTAGTAATTTCATCGATACTCAAGTATAAGCCTAAGATATTTCTTATAGAAAATCTACCAAGACTGCTATCCTTGCTTCCCAAGAATTTTTTTGAGGAAACCTTTAAGGACTATAAACTTATTTTTCACGAAAGGTCAGTTTTTGATTATGGAAATTCTCAGATATCTAGGAAGCGTTTAGTTATCATTGGAGTACATAAAAAGACCGGTAAGAAATACTTGAATGCTTTTAATGAAGTATTTCAAGTAAAAAACCCAACAATTACTAGAAATCTACTTAAACCCCTCACGTTTTCTTCAGAAGATGATACCAATCAAATCCCTTGGATTAGTAAAACTCTGGCAATGTATGATTATCGAAAATTGCCTGAGAAAAAGAATCTAACTGTAGCAAAGATACATCGACTTTGGGTTAGAGATTTCAAAGATGAAAAGAAATGGCCTATCAAAACGGCAAAGATGAGTACTCTTCCGGGAGTATATCGATTGGAGTATGATAAACCTCCACTAACCTTAAGACCTGCAGATAGGCAATTCAGACCAGACGGTTATCCTTTGGGGGTTGAGGATTTTAAGGCAATCATGGGATTCCCAAAGAAATTCAGAATTTACCTTCATGAAAACCAGGGTACCTCTGAAAAGGATTTTAAGGATTACCATTATTGGCTTAACAAGGCAAGGTACACAATTGCCAAGGGCTCGGTTTATGAGGTAGGTATTTGGTTTAAAAGATGCCTTAAAAGTGTACCCTAATTACACCTTGATTCCCCCTATATATATAATGGCTATTAGCCAGGTAAGAAGGTAAGAAGGTAAGAAGGAAGGAAAGGAATAATTCCAAAATACAATTCTGAAAGGATAGGGATTGTTAAGGGAAAGGAAAACAAGCCACAAACCTAACTAATTGATTTTGAATGAATTAGGTAGTACCAAGACTTGGCAAATTGATGCCAAGTACCTGATTTAGAGCTAGTTGACTATATTCGTATGAACCTAAAAATTACAGTGATATGACTAAGAAAATTTTACATCGTTCGGAAGTTACACCGAAGAATCTGAAAGCAATCTTTAATACGGTTGCTGCTCTATATAACCGACTTGTTAAGAATCATCGAGGAAGAATTAAAGTTTCCATTACCGAAGATTCTAAGGGTTTGGAGATTAAGTTAAGAATACCGACTCTTGATTTGAGTTCAAGTATGAAAGTATTAACCCATCTTTGCATCGATAAGTTCATTGCCAAAGATAATTATCTAAAGTTACGAGATGAAGAAGACACTTAAAAACGTAGTGTTCCTTTTGCTACTAGGATTTACTATTTACCTTTGCTTCAGGAATTACAAACTTTCTCGAGAAGTTAATTCCCTGGAACTAGCGGTCAATGAAATCCCAGATACAGTATACACAGAGAAACCCTTCAAACCAGAGAAGAAGTACTCTGAAAAAATTGAACCAGGTAAAATCTTAGTTCATGATAATAAGCAGCCAACTCTCTTTCCTGATTCCATACTAAGGCAGCCAGTTATCAGTAACCAAGATTCCCTGGTTCAAATGGTTTTGAAGAAAGATAAGTTGAACTTAAGTCTGTTCAATAAGGAGACTAACACTTATTCAACTAGATTATTCCCAATCGATTTAGATAAGTACAACTACAACTGGTATGAAGGTCAATTAACTCGAAAGAAAGTTGCAAGGTTATCACTTAGTCCATACATTTATGGCAAATACAGACCTTTCAATAATCTCTTCGATATGGGAGCTGGTCTTTCAATCAAGACTAAGAGATTTAATTACAAATTCGGAGTCAATACCTTTTACTATCCGAAGATAAAATCTGGTATAGGTACTGACATCGAATTTCAAATAACGTATAACTTTTAAGTAATGGCAAAGACTATCTCAGAAACTAGAACTACATTAACTCGGGAAGAACTATCAAACCTATCCCGAGTTTCTAGTGATGTTTTCTTTTTTAGCCTTTTTTGCTATGTGATACATCCAGTAAGAGGAAAGGTAAGATTCGATTTATACCCATTTCAAAAATCAGTTCTCTACAACTTCATTGCCCAACGATTCAATATCATCCTTAAGTTTCGTCAGGCAGGGATTACAGAACTTATTTCTATGTACTGTCTTTGGTTGGCGATGTACCATCCCAACAAAAAGATAAACATCATCTCTATCAAAGACACAACCGCTAAGAAGGTGCTTAAGAAGATTAAGTTTATGTACAAAAATCTTCCATGGTATCTTCAAACTCCCATAATCAACGGTAGAGCTGGAGAATATGGTTCTGCTTCCATGATAGAATTTGATAATGGGTCATTTATCGAATCTATTCCGACATCATCCGAAGCCGGTCGTTCGGAATCCCTTTCTCTTCTGGTAATTGACGAGGCAGCAGTAGTAAGATGGGCTGCTCAAATTTGGGCTGCTGCATTTCCTACTCTTTCCACTGGTGGAGCTGCCATCGTCAATTCCACTCCTTATGGAGTTGGTAATTTCTATCACTCAACTTGGGTAGATGCTATTGCAGGAGGTAATCCCTTTAACCCAATTCGATTATACTGGCAAATGCACCCAGAACGAGATATTACTTGGTATAACCAAATGTCCTCTGCTCTGGGAGCAAAACGAACTGCACAAGAAATAGATGGTGACTTCTTATCATCTGGTAATACAGTCTTCGACTTAGCTGATATTAAGGCTATCGAAGACTGCCTTAGTGATTACCCGGTTATTAAGAAAAGATTCAATGGTCAATACAGGCAATTCTGTGAACCAGAATCTGACAAAGAATATTTCATTGGTGCTGACGTTGCAACTGGTAGAGCTTCTGACTACTCTTCATTTACTTGTATGGATAAGCAAGGAGAAGAACAAGTAGTATATAAGGGAAGAATGGCAGTGGGAGCTTATGCTAAGTTACTTGGTGATACTGGGAAATTGTTTAACTGGTCAGTAATAGCTCCAGAATCCAATGACGTTGGTTTATCGGTAACCTCTAAACTTCAAGATGAAGGTTACCCTAACCTTTACTACTACCAGAAGATGTTAAAGAAAAAGGGTAAAAGTAGACCTGAAATGGATAAATCCCCTGGTTGGTTAACCACCCAAAAGAATCGTTCAGTGATAATAGAAAACTTAGAAGAAGATATTAGATTAGATCACGTAACCATTAAGGACCCATTCTTTGTACAAGAAGCTTATACCTTCATATACGATGGTTTGGGCAGACCTGTTGCAATGGGTAAACATAGGGCTAATAATTCAGCGGTAGATGTAGACCTTGAAGGGGATGTATATGCAGATGATGATATCTTCGGAAAAGCAATATGTAATCACATAAGGAAAGGAAAAACTAACGTAATCGTACAACCAAGATGAAAAAGTACTTCAATTTTAGTTGGGGTTGGGGACGTAAGAAGGACCCTCCCAAGAATGGTACATCCTCTAATAAAGAGGAAAAGCCTGCCACATCGATTTCACCTGGTAGGGTTTCAGTTGACGATGATAGTGATAACTTAATTACATCATTACAAGGGTTGACTAAATTAGTTGAACCCTCTTTTCGTGTTGATGTGATACCTTTAATCCGAGATTTATATAAAGTAAATCCGGATATGGGCATTGCATTGCAAGATATGTTTAAGTTAGCTAACACCAGTCATACAGTAACCTTTCCAAACAATACAGATGAAGAGGCTTCTAAGATGAGAGACCATCTTAAAAAAGCAACCAAAGGATGGACCAGATATACTGCCGGTATAGATGGTTTAGTTAACAAAATGATTGTTCAACTTCTTGTAAGTGGAGCAATATCTGTAGAGGGAGTTCCCAATGATAAACTAGATGGTTTGGCTACGGTATTATTCCTTAAACCAGAATATATCAAGTTTAAACGTGAATTAAATGGGGTGTATCATCCTTATCAAAAGAATCATAATTACTGGAACAAGCAACAAGATTACATTAAGCTTAACCCAGAAACTTATTTCTATATTGGTATGTTCAATGATACAGATGAACCATATGGAGTTCCCCCCTTTATGCCTGCCTTAGATTCTCTCAAGGGTCAAAATGATATGAAGATTAATTTCAAACATATCATGGAGATTTGTGGTATGGTGGGTTTTCTTGAAGCTAAAATGCAGAAATCCCCTCAAAGGGCTAACGAAAGTATAAATGCCTACGAATCTAGACTAAACCGAGAGCTCAATCTTTTAAAACGTAATGTTAAGGATGGCATGAAGGATGGGGTTGTTGCGGGTTATATTGATGACCACGAATTTAAACTCAACTCTACTACCAAAGAACTTGGTAATATCGAAAAGCCTTGGAATATGAATCAACAATCCGTGGCTAATGGTTTGGGAGTTAATGGCTCTATCATTGGAGTATCTGCTACTACTGGTGAAGGGGCAACGGGTATAATGCTGTCTAAGATGATTAGCCAGTTAAAAAATATCCAAATGCTCGTAGCTTATGTATTAGATCGACTTTATTCTCTAGAACTGCGTCTGGCAGGATTTAATAATAAGGGAATGAAGATTGATTGGGGAACTTCTACAGTTTCTGATGAGGTTAAAATCCAACAGGGTCTTCAGTATAAGATACAGAACCTTGACTTACTGTATAAGGCTGGTATTATTAGCCAAGAACAATATGCTTGGGCAATGGGCTATGATTCCCCGGATGAGAAAGAACCAAGAGTTTCATTGGAAGATCAATTTGCTAAAGGTGGTAATTCAGATCCTCAAGAGGGAACTAAAAAGAAACAAAGGCAGGATGATAAAAATCAATCTGCTCGTAGGTCAAGAGATAAGAATAACCCGGCTCCTTCTCGAGGAGACCAAAATACTAAACCAAGATGAGTAAATTTACAAAGAAAAACAAAGAGCATCTTGATTCTATGGTGATAGGTCAAGGCCATACCATTATGGCTGGTTATATACCAGAAGCAGTGGGAGCCCAGACTTTCTCAGAGAATTACTATAAATGGAAGAATCCTACACCGGACTCCATTGCTCAATTTGGATTTTGGGGAGGGGATATAAATTATAATACCTATTACCCTAACCTGGATAAATCAGAATTAACTCCTAAAGATGAAGAGTTTATTGAACCTATGTTCAGATTACTTTCGGAAACGATTGTATCTAAGAATTGGAACCCTACAGACTTTGGTCAAAATGGAGTATTGAAAGCTTCTATGAAAATGTTACTTGGTCAAACAGTAAACTGTGACCATGAAACTAACATAGGTAATGCTATCGGTGCTGTATCTCAGGTAATGTGGCAAGAGTCTTACAAAGATGGAAGCTTCACTATACCTGCAGGTATCAACGGTATTCTGAAAATTGATGGTAAAGCCAATCCAAGGATTGCTAGAGGTATACTTATGGAACCACCATCAATTCACAGTAACTCTGTCACAGTACAATTCAAGTGGAATAAATCACATCCTCAAATGGAGGATAACGAATTCTATCAGAAACTCGGTACCTATGATTCTAAGGGAGTGATGGTACGTAGAATAGTTACTGAGATAGTTCGTTACCTGGAGACTTCATTGGTATCTCATGGAGCTGATTCTTTTGCTCAAAAAATCGGTTCTGATGGTAAGATTATTAATCCTACCTTTGCTAAAAGAACTTGGGCATCTTATGAAGAATACAGAGACGATAAATCGAAGCAATACTTCTTTACCGATTATAAATCTGACCTAACTTCTTATCAAGAAAAGGACGATACTCAAGGTTCTTTTAATGATAATGATGCCAAGGATAATCAATCAAACGAAAAAAATAGTATGAACGAATTACAAAAATTTCTAGAGAGCCTCTTCGGGGATAATCTGCTTACCCTTGAGGAAGGTAAAGAAATGAATCAGGAAACAGTAGTTGCCTGCATTCAAAGTTTGGTATCATCCAGAAATGAACTGCAAACTTCAGTAGATAACCTTACTACAGAGAAAAATTCTCTTACGGAACAGGTTACTAACTTGAATGCAGAAGTGGCTAATCTGAAAGAGATGGCAACTGTAGGAAAGAATCATATTGCTTCTCTTCGTGAAGATGCAGTAGCAACCTACAAAAAGTTGATGGGTGATAATGCTGATGAAACCATTGTTACAATGCTTAATGCAGAAACAACTGGTATTACTACTCTTGTTTCCTTGACTAAGGATTACCAAGCTCGCTTGGAAGAGAAGTTCCCTCTCACCTGCTCTAAGTGTGGTTCTAAGGATGTTAACCGTGCTTCTTCAGTTACTGAAGATGATACTCAAGGTAAAAAAACTACCGACGGTGCAGACACAACCAAGAATTCAGAATTACCGAGTACTAAGAATGTGATCGATAATTTGTATCGAAACAAAATTAAATAAGTTATTATATAAATATCCGCATTATGGAAACAACGAAAATCGTAAACGATCCTCAGCAACTTACTCTCTTTGGGGAAAGAACTCCGAGAGCGGTGATTTACAAGAGTGAATCCCACAAATTGCATCAGGCTTTCAATGTTAAAGCTGGAGAGAAAATTGTACAAGGTATGCCGGTAGCTTTAAATGAAGACGGTTTGATCTACCCTTGTACTGACCCGTCTACTCAAGTTTACTTGGGTGTGGCAGTAACTGATAACGTTAACCCGGCTTATCAGCCTCAAAGAAACTTCCCAGTAGAAGTAACAGTGGCTGTAGAAGGTTATATGATTTGTAACTGGGTATCAAACGGAATTATCGAAGCTGGCTATGTAACTCCCAATGGAGAATTGCTTAACGACCGTTTCGTTAAGGCTAATCAAGGTATTTCAACTCCGTTCATTGCCCTCAATCCTGCAGAGGAGGCAAATGAGGTAATCCAAGTACTCATTAAATAAGAGAAAAGAAAGTTATGGAAAATAAGATTGATATTACAAAAATGAAGGCTCAGGACTTTATGAATGAGCTGCCGGAAATGGTAAGAAGCTTGGAAGCTGTTCGTTCCGGTTCACAGGACAAGAAGCCTGTAGAGGTAACTTTTGGAGAATTGGTTACCGGTAAATGGGGTATTTCAGAAGATGAACTTTTTGAAAAGATGGGCATCAATCCAAAAGTGGACACGATGCAGAACATCTTTACAATGACTCAACAGAATATTCGTTGGATTGTTCCGGAAATCATTCGTGCTGCTATCACATTGGGTATGCGCCAGGCTCCGTTCTATCCAAATATCATTGCATCTGACCAACCAATCAATGGTTTACAAGCAATCATGCCGATGGTTAACATGTCGGATGCTGCCCCTGCAAAGGTTAATGAGGCAGAAACTATCCCATTGGGTGATGTTAGCTTCGGACAGAAATCAGTTAGCCTCTTCAAAATCGGAAAAGGTTTCAAACTTACTGATGAAGTTCGTAACTATGTTTCGCTCGATGTCTTGGGAATCTACCTTCGTGATTTTGGTGTTCAGTTGGGTTATGCTCTGGATACTCTGGCTATGGACGTTGCTATCAATGGTAACAACCCTGATGGCTCTGAGTCTGCCCCGGTAATCGGTGTATATGAAACAACTAATGGTATCACTTACAAAGACCTTCTGCATATTTGGGTACGTGCTGCTCGTATGGGACGTAACTTCCAAACTATGATTGGTGGTGAAGACCAGGCAATCGAAATGCTGAACTTGCCGGAATTCAAGGATCGTCACTCTGGTACTACAGAAGCTACCCTGAATGTTAAATCTCCTGTTCCCAAGAATGCTGACTTCTACATTCACCCGGGTACACCCGACCAACAGTTGCTGTTGATTGATACATCTGCTGCCTTGATTAAGCTTACTGCTCGTCAGTTGATGCTTGAATCTGAAAGAATCGTTTCTAACCAGACTCAGGCAATCTATGCAAGCTTGACTACTGGCTTCTCTAAGATGTACCAGGATGCAACTCTGTTGCTGGCTGCTGACAAGAAGTTCTCAGAATTCGGTTTCCCCGAGTTCATGAACGTAGACCCATATTTGATGGTTAACCTAGAATAATAAGGGACGTCCGGTTTCATTTATATAAATTCCCTGAGAGGGTAGGTAACTAAAAAGACCTATCCTCTCTTTAATCATTTTTAAATCTTAGGAAATATGGCTAAAGATAAATATACAGTAACTGTGGGACCAAGAGCTTACAGTTTTCATGACCAATCAACTGGTATTACCGTTTGTAGAGGAGAAGACAAGGAACTCTCTCGTCGTCAATTCCGTGCACCAAAGATTCAGAAGGCAATTGCCTCTGGCCATCTGATTATCATTGCTGATAAATCAGAAATCGAAAAGTATTCAGAGGCCGACATCGAAAAGTTGGATAAGAGACTGAATGCTCAGTTCAAGAAAGGCATGACTCTTGAAAAACTTACAAAGGGCTATTCCCTGGAAGAACTGAAACTGGTAGCAGGTCTTCATGAAATCGTTGCCGAGAAAGATGATACAGTAGAAACACTTCTCCAGGCTTTGCTGGAAGAATTCGAATCCTCTTCTAAAGGGTAATATATGAAAATTACATAAGACAGACTAATATGAATAACAATCTAGACTTTTTGTACGTTACGTCAGGTCTGGAAGTTTCATTCAGAGTCATATCCAAAGTCCCGGCCAAATCCATTTTTGACTGGGACTTTGGCGATGATAAGGGAGAGGTTTTCAATGGTGGAAGACATGTTTCCTATTCTTATGAAACTCCCGGTTTCTATACAGTAACCCTACATGTAACCAACTCTAATGGTTTAGATATCACCGTAGATAAGACTCTGGTAGTTTGTGATTATGGTCATACGGCATTAGCCGATACAATATATAACTTAATCGACCACTATATTCCTTCAGAGATATCAGAGGGAATGACCAGGGAAGATAAATCTATCTACATCACCAAATGGCAATATTATATTGGTCCTCTAGTAAATCACCAAATTCCTGCAGATAAGTATACTGATGAATTATGGTATGAAGCACTAGAAAACCAATTAATAATGGAATTGGCAGCATGGGACTTTCTCAATGTGAAGATACTTAATCTATTAACAAGTACTTCAGAATACCTAAGTCAATTAACTTCTACCAAAGAACAAACTGGTGATGGTACTTCTAAACCCGAACTTGCCCGAGGTGATAGGATAAAACAAATCACTACTGGGCCTACTGAAGTGCAATATTATGATACCTTGGCAGATGCTACAAGTTCCCTATGGAAAACACTTTCTCAAGCAATGCAACCAGGTGGATTAATAGATGAATTAAGAAAGAACCTTTGTATGTTAGCTTCACGATTGGAAATCTACTTACCATTCTGTGATGAAGTATTTAGAACCGTAGTCCCAAAAGTAGTTAACAGAAGGCAACCTGGAGTATTAGATGGACCCAACCCAAGTGCTCCAGTAAAAGGTGGTAAGAAATCAATCTTAACTAAGTTATGACAAAAGAACCCTGGAGAATGGTAAAGAACCGCTCTTGGGATAGATACAAGAAAATTATCACTGACTTCTTAGATTGGGATGCTGGTAGGCAATCCATAACCTGGGCCAAACATGTTAATCAGCTTCTCAGTCATGCCGAAGACAGTATACCTAAATATTATAACATCCAAATCGAGGCATTATGTTACTACAATGCTTTCAGAAACTGGCCTATCAATAAGGCAACTATTTCAGGAGAATTGGATGATGAAAACTTATCAATACTAATTTCTAAATCTTATATAGAACAAATCGGTTATCTTACACCGGAAGGTTATTGGGATTTTAATTGGGAACAAGATAGGTTTGTAATTAATGGTATAACGTATAAGCCTTCTGGAGATACTCAGACTGCTCAGGCAAAGGATGAGGCTTTAGTTTTCATGGTTATCCTAAAGAGAGACCGAGATACCAAAGTTGAATTTGTAGAATAAAAATAAAGTATATGGCAAAGATGTTAGTACTGAGGTGGACACCAATTACTACAAACAGTGGAATTTGGTTTGATAGTAATCGGGTTATCCTCAATGGTACCTCTGGAGTTCATATTGAAATGAAAGGTAATGGCAATGATGTAACGGCATTTCAATCGATGACCGGAAACAAATTTGTCACCTGCTTTCAAGATTACTTCGGAGATATCTGGGATAAAATAATACCTCATCCTGGTATAGGCCAGGTAATAAAGTTCCGTGTAAATAGGCTTCCTGATTATGCTTGCATACGGGGAGATATTGAGGACGGTGGAGATGTAGACCCCGAAAATCCGGATGTACCAATGAATGCCTTCTGTGGTTCAGAGGGAGAACCATTCAGGGATATCGATTCTGAATTCTTACTGGGTCGTCAACGTGCAGTAATTAATCCTTAAATTTTATAAAATATGTATGTAAGTAAGTATTATACCTGCGAAGAAATAGACCAGCGGTTATTACAGGGTTACTATGATGACTTTGTTAAAGCTGGCTTTGGAGGAACTATAAATGAGTTCTGGGCCTTCGTACTTTCTATCAAGAATAAGGTAGATAAGAAAGAAGGATACGACTTATCGAAAAATGATTTTACCGATGAGTTGAAGGCTAAACTTGATGGCATCGAAGAACATGCAAATTATATCACTAAAGTTTCTCAGCTTGAGAATGATTTGAAATATCAAACCGAGGAAGAAGTTAAACAGATGATTAGTGATTTGGTTGATGGTGCTGATGATGCCCTTGATACTCTTAAAGAGTTGGCAGAAGCATTGGGCAATGATCCCAACTTTGCAACTACTATCACTAATAAATTAACCGACCTTCGTACTGCTTTAACCGAAGAGGTTAATCGTGCTAAGGAAGCCGAAGCTGCTCTGGGTGCTGCAGTAGCTGCAGTTCAGGATAACCTAGAATATGGGTTAGACCAAATCAATAAGAAGATTGATACCGTTAAGGCAGACTTAAAAGCTGAAATCGACCGAGTTGAGAAGAAGGTAGATAAGAATGCTGAAGACATCAAAGACCTTGAAGATAAGGTAAATCAAGGTAATAGTGAACTTGAGAAGGAACTCAAGGATCTTATCCAAAAGGAAAAAGATGAACGTATTGCTGCCGATAATGAGATTAAGGAAAGTGTAAATGACCTTAAAACTCTCCATATCAATGATAAGGCATCCCTTGAGTCAAAGATTGCAGAAGAAACTGCAAATCGTACTAACGCAGATACTGTACTGGATTCTAAGATTAACGAAGAAATCACTAATCGCCAGGCAGATACTTTAGCTCTTCAAGGTAAAATTGACCAAGAGAAGGTAGACCGTCATTCTGAGGACCAAGTTCTTCACAATGAAATCTCTAAAGAGGTAACAGACCGTACCAATGCAGATAATGCTCTTCAAGGTAATATTGATAAAGAAGTTCAGGCCCGTACTGTTGCAGACCAAGTATTACAGAACAATATCGATTCAGAGGCTACTACTCGTGCTGCTCAGGATTTAGTTCTTGAACACAAAATCGAAGCTGTAAAAGAGCAGGGTGTAGAAGACAAGGAGCAATTGCTTAATGCTATTGCTGCCGAGGCTGCTGCTAGAGAAAAAGGTGATAAAGATCTTGATACTAAGAAAGTAGATAAACGTGAAGGCTATTCTTTGACTAAGAATGACTTTACCGATATACTCAAAGCTAAACTTGATGGAATTGAGGAAAAGGCAAATTATATTACGCATCTTTCTCAGCTTATCAACGATTCTGGTTTCCAAACTGAGGAAGAGGTAAATGCAGCTATCCAAAAGATTATTGGTTCTGCTCCAGAAGTACTTGATACTCTTAAGGAAATTGCTGATGCCCTTGGAAATGACCCCAACTTTGCTGCTACCATTACCAAGAAATTGGCTGCAATCACAGAACAGGTTAACCAAGAAATCGAAGACCGAATTGCGGGTGATGAGGCAAACAGTGCTGAGGTAGCTGCTGAAGTTCAAGCTCGTAAGGATGCTGATACAGCTCTTGAAACTAAACTGAAAGAATATGTAGACAATAAGTCTGATATTGGTGATGCTGCTCTTGGAGTTGTAAAAGACAATCTTAACAAGGAAATCCAAGACCGTAAAGATGCAGATGCCGCAATTCAATCTAGCTTGGATAAAGAGATTGCCGAAAGAAAGACTGCAGATGAAGCCTATACTCAAAGTCTGGCTAACGTTAACCAACGTATCTCAGACTTGGCATTGAGTATGCAAGAGTCTATCAATACATTGCGTAATGAGCTTACTGAGCAGGTAAATGCCAATACTACGGCAATCGCTACTAACCAACATAGTATTGAAAGAAATTCAGAGGCAATCACAAACTTAACTAAGACTGTAGGTGATAACTACAAGGAAGTTAAGGATATGATTAACGAGGAAATCGTTGACCGTACGAATGCCGACAGTGCTTTGAGTTCTCGTATCGATACTCTCAATATTGACCTTAATACTGAGAGTGTAGAAAGAAAAGCTGCAGACCAAGTTCTTCAGGTAAATTTGGATAAAGAAGTAGCAGACCGTACTGCAGCCGATAAATCTCTGAGTACTGAGTTCACAGCTAAATTAGATAATGCTAAGCAGGCTTTGGAATCTGAGGTAGCTAGCCTTAATACTAAGCTTGAACAAGAAAAGGAAAACCGTATTGCTGGTGATAATGCTTTGGGAGTTCGTATTGATTCTCTAGAGGCAGGTAATACCGATGCTATGAATGAATTAAAAGCAAAGGTAAATGCTAATACTACTGCTATTAATGCAGAGAAAGACCGAGCAATTGCCAAAGAGACTTCTCTTGAGGCCAAGATTGATACCAACCTTCAGAATCATAAAGATGATATGGCTGGTATCAACAAAGATATCCTTACCGAAAAGAATGACCGATTAGCTGGTGATACTGAATTACAGAATAACATCGATAAGGAAGCTACAGAAAGAGCTAACCAAGATACCCTTATCAATAATGCTTTGGCTCAAGAGAAGGCAGACAGAATTGCTGCTGACCAGGCAATGGATGGAAAGAAGGTAGATAAGGTAGACGGTAAAGTACTTTCTTCAAATGACTTCACTGACTTGCTATATGCCAAGTTGGATGGCATCGAAGAACATGCAAACTACATCACTAAGGTATCTGAGTTATTAAACGATTCAGATTTCCAGAGTGCTGAACAAGTAGAGGCAGCTATCCAAAAGATTATTGGCTCTGCTCCAGAGGTACTTGATACTTTGGCTGAGATTGCTAAGGCTCTTGGTGATGATCCCAACTTTGCAGCAACTATGACTGCTAAGCTTACTGAGTTGGAGAATAAGCTTGAAGCTGAAAAGAATCTGCGTGAACAAGGAGATAATACTCTGCAACAGACTTTCACTAACTTAAGTAATACTCTTACTACTACGGTAAATGAGTTGAGAACTTTCGTAACTGAAACTCGTACGGAGCTGTTAACTTCCTTGAATGCTACCAATGCTCTGGTAACTCAGAATGCTGCCAATATTCAACGTAATCTGGAATTGATTCAGGGTATTCAGGGTAACATTCATGGTGACTATACTGCCATTACCGATTTGCTGAATAATGAAATCGCTGCTCGTAAGGCTGAGGATATTCGATTAGAAGCAAAGATTGACCAGAATACTTCTGACTTAAATACAGAGAGAGAGGAAAGAAAGGCCGCAGATAAAGTTCTCCAGGATAACATCGATGCAGAAGAAGCTGCCCGTATTGCTGCCGATACAGCTTTGGGTAAACGTATCGATAAAGAAATTCAGGACAGAACCGATGCTGATACTACCTTAGATAATAAATTCACTAACATTACCAATGACCATGAAGAAAGACTGGTAGCTGAAGAAGGTACTTCTGATGCTTTGCCTGATACCATGGTTACTGATGTTAGTACTGTAACCCGAACAGGTACTCAGCTTTCTTTCAAAGTAAAGACTTCAACCAAGGATAAGGCAAATAACCAATATGGTGAAGAAGTAGAAGCTACCAAGAATTTACTTCCGGTAACTCAAACTCTTGCTGGAGTTATGTCTGCTGCAGACAAGGTTAAGTTAGATGGGTTAGACCCAAATTCTTTAACTGATATCTCTGCAGCTTCAGATGCTAATAAGGTAACGGTAACGGTAACTAAGGATAACGGTTTGAATGCTGATACTACCGAAACTTTCGATTTGCCTCAGGTATCGGCTACTAAGGCTGGTACGATGACTGCTAAGGATAAGGTTGAGTTAGATAGAATCTCTACGGCTAACTTTGCTCTTGGTGCAGTAACTCCCAATGAAACTACTGTTGGCATTGCTGCTACTAAAACTGTAATTGAGGATGGTACTGTAGAACAGAATCCAATTACTTTACCTGCTTCTACTGCAGAAAAAGCTGGTGTACAATCTGCTGCAGATAAGAAGCTGTTTGATTCTCTTCCTGAGAAGTTTGTAAGTTATCATAGGAATTCAGTTCCTTATTTAGACCATGTAGACTTAGTATCTATGCCCTCAACTTTTAATAGAGATACTGGAGTATATGAATTAAAGGGCACTGATAATATCAGTATATCAAAGGCAACTAAAAAAAATGCCGGAGTTATGACTGCCGTAGATAAGACAAACCTGGATGAGACATTACCCAATGCTATTGCTCAAGAGGTTCAGGACCGTAAAGATGCTATTGAAGCTTTGGATGGTAAATCGGAGGCAGCTCTTGCTGAAGAAGTTCAAGCCCGTAAGGATGCTGACACTGCTCTCGACACAAAATTTACTAAAGCAGTAAACGATGAAGCAACTGCTCGTACTTCTGCTGATACTGCATTGGGTGCAAGGATTGATAAAGAGATTGCTGATAGAACTAAGGCAGACACTGCCCTTGATAATAAACTGCAGAATAACATTAACACTCTAGAAGCTAAGCATGATGCCTTTGTAGCAACTAAGGGTAAGGCTGATGGCTTTGCTCCATTGGATGGGAATGGGTTAGTACCTGCTAACCATTTGCCTTCATATGTAGATGATGTACTTGAAGTATATGCTACCTATGATGTAAGCCCCACTGGAGGTCTTACTAATGTTCAATTGTATACGGATGCAGGTCACCAAACTCCCGTAGTTGGAGAATCTGGTAAGATTTATATAAATGTTGCCGATGGTGAACCTCCATACCAATTCCGTTGGTCAGGTACTAAATTCGTAGACAGTAATACTTCGTCTCTTATCATTGGGGAAATTGCAGGTACTGCTTTCGAAGGTAGTAGAGGTAAGCATCTTGAGGATGTGGTATCTAGCATGCCTAAAAATTTAATTAGTAAGGTTTCAATAGTTAACAAAAATAAGCGTAATATTATTATCTTATGTAACTATTCTGCTACGGATGGTCAAGGGCATTACATTGATAAACCCGATGGGATGGTAATCCCTCTAACCCCAGCCACTACTCGAGAAGCTGGTCTGATGGATGCCGATAGTGTAATAAAGCTTAATCAAACCTTACCAGATGCTATTGAAGCTGAACAAGAGGCCCGTATTGCAAAAGATAATGAGCATGATACCTTTAATAGTTCTCTTCCAGGAATTATTCTTACTGGATTCACTCTTACCCATAATTCAACTAATGTAAGAGCTACTCTTAATAATAAAACTAAGAGTGCAGATGGTAAGACTTATGAAGGTGCTACAGATTTAATTAGAGATATACTTGCAGCAACTAAGACTACTGCAGGTGTAATGACTGCAGCTGATAAGACTAACTTGGATAATACCGTACAGGGGTTGGCAAATGAGATTACCAATAGAACTAATGCTATCAATGCTCTTCGTACAGAATTGAAAACTTACGTTGATGGTTTGATTGCCGATACGGGTTCAGATGTAACTGCCTTAGAAGCTAAGGTAAATAATCACATTGCCAATAAATCTAATCCTCATGGAGTTACCAAAACTCAGGTTGGATTGGGTAATGTTAATAATACTTCTGATGCTGATAAGCCAGTATCTACTGCTCAAGCTACTGCTATTGCTGATGCTAAGGCTGCAGGTACTGCTGCTCAGACTTCTATCAATAGCCATGCTAGTAGAAAAGATAATCCTCACGTAGTAACTAGAGCTCAATTGAGTTTGGCAACTACCGACCAGGTAGTATTTGCTAAGACTACTGCTCCTTCCGGTTTCTTCAAAGAGTCTTCAGATGTTCGACTCAAATCTAATATTAAGGATTCGAATCATACTCTGGAACAGATTTGCCAGATACCAACTAAGTCATTCGAAATGCTTGGTAAAGAGGACGAGGGAACTATTGCTCAGAATCTTGAGGGATTGGGATTTGGTAAATATGTAGAGGAAGTTCCAGTAGAGAAATCTACAGTACCTAATCCAGAGGAATTCGAAACTTTGGAAATCAATGGGGAAGAGTATGTACTCGTAAAACAAGTTAAATATCACAAGATGTCAACTTTGGCAATTGAAGGTATTAAACTTCTCTACGATGAGATTAAGGCTTTGAAGGCTGAGATTCAAGAACTTAAAAATAAATAATCATGGGAGAGATAGCAACCTGGAGTGCTGTCAAAACTAAAGTAGGCCTTGGTAAGACAGGAAATGACTGCCCTACCAAGGCTGAATTGTTAGCACTCTCCTCGACAGGAACCGGGGAGAATTATGTGGGGTTGGAACTATCCAATGCCAGTTCCTATGGAAATAATGAATGTGTCAAACTCGAAGATATTCATAAGGTAACCTATAAGTATACTTTTACTACTAGATACAGTAGTGTAAGCTTCGATGCTTTGGGTAACCCAAGCTCTTCTAATCAGGGGTTTGGTTTTATTTCTACAAAACAGAAATATTGGGATGGAGTAGCTAATGGGTCTGAAATTACGGTAAATTATGTTATTAGTAATAAACCCGCATGGGTAACTAATCATCCTTCAGCACCTCCTTGGACTGCTTCAGAGAATTTGGGATTAACCTCTCGGTCGGATTCCAATACTCTTGTTACACAGTATGAATCGGGTAAAACTTTTAAATTAACCTTCACTCAAGCAGCGGCCTCTCAATCTTGGAGTTATGGTTGGAGTGTATCACCTACCTCTATGTCATTTGGGGCTACAGGAGGTACTAAAACCTTTACCGTTACTTCTTACAAACAAGAATTGAGAAATGGGCATAATTATGGTAACCAAATTGCTTTAACTTATACTAGAGCCAACTCTGGTAGTGTATCTGGAAGTGGTACTTCTGTAACTATGGGTAATAATACTTCTACCAGTACACGAAGTGGTACGGTAACCTTAACCCAAGCTGAAACAGAGAAGAAGTTAACCGTATCTTGTTCTCAGTCGGCAGGTTATAAAAGCTACAGTGAGATTACAGCAAGTGGAGGTGCAGTAACAGATATCCCTGCAAGTGGAGGTACTAGAAGTTCATTCTCTACTATGCCCTCATATTCTCAAACTTGGGGATGGAATGGTTCTACAACGGGAGGAGGTACGATTACAAGTGGTGCTAGCATTAGTTATGGTACTGCAGTTAGTGCAGGTTCTTTGGGAACTACGGTTAAATCTAGAACCCAGGTAGGAACCCTTACTGGTACCTTATCACTAAATGGTAAAACCAAATCTGTAAGTGTACCAGTATACCAGGCAGCAAACGAATTTACTGGGTATACCTATGGTTCTTGGAGTGTAAGCTTAACGGCAAGTTCTTATACCATCAGTAATACTGGAGGTAGTGTAACTTTGTACCCCAGTGCAAGTAGACCCAGGTATGCTAACTATACCTCAGGTTCAAATACAAGGGATGGCTCTGATAGTGCTACTCCAAGTTTAAGTACCAATGATACCCCAGGATTTAGTCTATCAGGTACTACACTTAGGGCTTCTGAGAATACCAGTACAAGTAGTAGGTCTATTAGAGTCTTTGCTAACTATGATGGGGCTTCTGATTATGTAGATATCACTCAGGGTGGTGCTGGTGTAAGTTATAATTACTACTTTTCTTGGAAGGGTGCTGATGCAAGTGAATCCATTCACCATGCTGCTTTAGGGGATACTTTATCTAAGACTTTTATATCCTATAAGAAAAAAGTAATTAATGGTTCCGAAACTTCAGATACTTATGATGTAGGTGTAAGTTTGTCTGGTACTCCCTCTTGGTCTTCCGTTACAGTTAGTGGTAAGACTGTATCAAGTAAAGCTTCAGAGAATACCGAAGAATCATCAAGATCTGCTACGGTTACAGTTACTCAAAGGGAATCAGGTAAAAAACTTACACTTGATATCACTCAGGGTGGTGCTGGTGTAAGTTATAATTACTACTTTTCTTGGAAGGGTGCTGATGCAAGTGAATCCATTCACCATGCTGCTTTAGGGGATACTTTATCTAAGACTTTTATATCCTATAAGAAAAAAGTAATTAATGGTTCCGAAACTTCAGATACTTATGATGTAGGTGTAAGTTTGTCTGGTACTCCCTCTTGGTCTTCCGTTACAGTTAGTGGTAAGACTGTATCAAGTAAAGCTTCAGAGAATACCGAAGAATCATCAAGATCTGCTACGGTTACAGTTACTCAAAGGGAATCAGGTAAAAAACTTACACTTGATATCACTCAGGGTGGTGCAACAATTACTTATGAATACGTATTTAATTTGGTGTAATAAAAATACAACACCATTCTGTATTTAATGTATAATTAACCTAAGTATTAATCTTTAAAACCCTACGATTATGGGAGTAGAAGTAAAAGGTGCCGGCGATGGTTGCGGATGTAGAGATCATTCAGGATGGGGCTCTGGTTGGGGAGCCGTGGGTGGTGCATTGGTAGGTGGTGGTTTTGGTGCTGCCGCAGTTTCTGTATGGGACAAAATCAATGACACCAAGGCTGACATCCAGAAAGTAGAATCTACTGTTCAGGAAGCAAAAGCAGGTATCTACAAGGATATCTCTGATGCTGCCCGTGGGGTAACCCAAGAAATCGGTGGAGTAGCAAAAGATGTTGCTGGTGTTGGTAGAGAAATCCTTAACAACCGTTTCACTACGGAAAGAGGTCTTTGTGATTTGGGATACAAAACGAATTCGGATATCCGAGATTCTCGTGACCAAATGGGCGCAGGCTTCAACCGTGTTATGGACCGTCTCTGTCACATGGAACACCAACAGTCGGATTGCTGCTGTGAAACCAAAGGCTTGATTAAAGAAGTAAAATCTGACTTGGCTCTTCAGTTGGAACGTTGCTGCTGTGACCTCAAGAATGGCCAACAGGAAATCAAGTGCCTCATCGAGAACACTGCAAAGGACCAGGAGATTGCCCGTTTGAACCGAGTGGTAGATGCCCAGAGAGACCAGAACATTATCAACCAAGTGGTTGCAGCTCTGAAGACTACTGGAGGTACTACAACGGCATAACTAATTGTCATACCAGGATGATTAGAAAGGAGTACATCTATCAGGGGTGTACTCCTTTTTTCGTTTTAACCACTTGAACTAAGGAATTATGGAAAAAGAACAACTCACCGAATTTAAGATACAGTTAGCTCTACCGGCTCCCACTATAGAGATTGCACAAGAAGTAGCAAACAAAGCTCAGGTACTCATTAATCAATTTGGATACTATCAATTCTTAAACCTGGTAGACTTCATGCAAAAGAATCCGGGTGCAGTTTCATTTGGTTTAAATTTAATAAATAGAAAATGATTATGGACGAAAGAACATTGATTTTCCAAAAGTTACAAAAGGGTGAAGTAATCTTTACCTTAGAGAAAGACAGGAGGTCTGGTTATCCCATTTTCGATACCGCAAAGATTGTGAAGGTAGGCGAGAGTAAACCCATGGCATCCGGTACTAAAGATGGCTTTGTTAACAGTATCGAATTAGTGATCCAAGATTCTGTATCACAGCTTACAATATACCTACCTTCACAATCTGATGAGGGTATTTATAATGGGGTATATTATACTACCGATATAGTGAATATAATTAATGAGGTTACTATACAAAAACAAAATGCCTTAAATATACTTAACAATCGACCAAAGTTTGAGGCAGTTGTTTCTGAATGTGATAATATTCTCAATTCAATTAATCAATCCCAATCTGCTCCAAGTAGACCTGCTCCGGAGTTTGATGAATTTCGGCAATATATCGATCAACGGATAACCACGCAAGAAACTCTTTTACAAAGGATTGCTCAGGAGTTGGGATTAGATAAACCCAAATAATAAATAAGAATTATGCCAAGTAAGTCGGTTAATATTACACTATCGACTCCAGTTGGCTCTCTAGAAATATACGTAGACAAACGAGAACAAGCTCGTGCAGAAAGGTTGATTGCCAAAACTCCAAGTATCTTAACCAAAGGTTATGCGAAGGGTACAGAAAAGTTTGGTAATCAACTTCTTCGTATAGTAAGACGAAGTTTGAATACGGGTGTTCCACCAAGAGGTTCAGGAGTATCATGGCCACCCCATGCTCCAGGAACCATTAAAAAATATGGGGATCACACTATGTTACACCTTACTGGTCAGTATGCTAGATCAGTTACTTTAGTAAAGGGTAAAAAACGGACTTTTGTTGGATTACCAATTGGAATCAAGAAGATTACTTATACTGGTAAGACTTCTAGAAAAACCTTGAACCAGATAGCTATCATGTTAGAATATGGTAGCAGGGATGGTAATTTACCACCTCGTCCTCTATGGGGTCCTGCTTATAAAGCTGCTGGTGGAAAAGCAGCTTTACAAAAGGAGATACGTAATGCGGTTAGAAATGAATTAAGGAAAGTAAAATAATATGTCGGATTTCGAAATATCTTCTTTATCAGGGACTGGTCCTGCTACTATTAGAGTGAAGCCTAAAGCAGCTAATGAATCAGAATCTAATAAAGAACAAGTAATAAAAGTGATAGTTCAGGGAGTAGAAAGGGAAGTTACTTTTACACAAAAGGGAAAATCCCAAGTAGTAGAAACTTGGAAGCCCTTCCTTACTATTTCACCTGACAGTGATAGTTATACTTTTGATGGTACCAAAAGGCTTGAGATTTGGGAAGTATTAGTTTATAGTTATGAACAAAAATATATTGGTGGTGAACCTCAAGAAGAATATAGAGCCTTAGATTGGACTGTTGAAAATTCCTTGGATTGGTTAAATATAACCAAAGAGATTGGGGAAGGTAATAATGCTGGAAAATTAACAGTTAAGACGCTCTCTTATAACAACGAGTATGAGGCAAGCACTTATAATCCAAAGGAAAGAAGCGGTGTTATACGAATAGTATCTCAGGCTGGTACGAAAGATATAACTATAAAACAATCTCCTGGTAAAAGAACTACTGAGTATGGTTTTGAACCAATTCCTAATATACCATTCCCCGGTGTTGGACAAGGCAGTAGTACTGTTTCTATTAGGGGTGTAAAGGGATACCAATACTACCATATCAATGGTTATGAAGTTGCTAAATTTATAAAACAATTTAAGATAACAGACATTAGTAAAACCATAGAAGGTACTCTTCCTGCTTCTGGGGCAGACCTCTTTCCCTATAAAGTATGGCTTACTGATTACCCATCTAATATAAGTACTACTTGGGTTAGTGAATTAAATTGTACTGGCCATCTTGAAACCAAGATATTCTCGGTGGGGGGTATAATTGTAACTTATAACGGGATTATAAATGATACTGGTAGCCATGAAGTTCAACTAAAAATTAGATTAGGAAATTAATGGTAAATTCAGAAGAGATAGTAGAGAGAACTTTTTATATCTCTTTACTAAGTACAATGTTAGAAATGGGTCTAACTTTGAATCCAGAAGACTTCTTACCTTTGTCTCAAGAAAACGAAAAAAGATTTCAAGAGGCAATTAAGAATATGAAGAAGTTTATACCCCTATTTGGTATCGGGAATAATCAAGTGAAAGGCCCTAAAACTCTCCCAAGAATAACCCTAGAATTACAGGGTTATTATGCTGGGGATATTGGTGTGAACAAATACATTATTGGTGATAGACTTGAAGACGGTAATTACCAAGCTTCAGAGTTTCCTTATGAAACCAAAGATATTACCATAGATGTACATCTAGTTTCTCAAACTCAAGCAGATATGAGATTACTACATACAATCTTATATACTAGCTTACCTGCTAGAGGATACATAAAACCTTATTTCAATGATTTAGAGGAATGGGACAAGGGCAGGCTTGCATCAACCGGAAACCTATTCATTGAAATTGGTAATTATTATGACCATCCCGATGTAGAACATGGTATACTCGAAAAGGTATATACCTATGTATGTAAAGATGGTATTCTCCCAGAAAAGCTTTTGGAAGAAGGTACACTTACACCTATCAAGGATATCTCAGTTCTCATTGGATTGTTAGAACAAAACGAAAATGAGATGCTAGAGTTAAAAGTACCTAAGGTATAGGTACAATACTCTAGGGTATAAATTAAACGAGTAATTAACTTTAATCACAATAGAATTATGCCAACTTCACCTCATGTTGATTTTAAGTTTAAGAACAACAATGTTCTTCAAACTACTCCCATGTTAGGAGTTTCTTGTGTATTGGCTAGAACTACTAAAGGTCCATACGATGACCCTTCAGAAATCATCTCTACATTCTCTCAGTTCCAAAGAATCTATGGTTCTGAAATTGTACCCGATGGTTCTGTATCAAATATCGAAAAGGCTTTGCAAGGTGGTTCTAAGCTTCGTGTTATTCGAGTACTTGGCAAAGGAGCTACTCAAGGTACAGTAACTGCTTCTCAGGCTGCGGCAAGAAAAGCTAAAGATTCAGAAGATGAAATCTCAGTTGCTTCTGCTGTACCCGACCCAGCTAAACCTTCTGCTTTGATTACTTTAAAATCTGGTAGTACTACTTATAGTTTTGGATTAGTAACCAAGGGATATGGAGATCCAATTGGTAGTGCAAATACTTTCCAGGTTGGTTTTTATAAGCAAGCTAATACCTTGTATTATAAAATATATTCAGCTAATGGGCAAGTACTTGAACAGGGCCCAGTAATAACCTACAAAACTGCCGATGATAACAATAACACTTCGGTAGATTACCTTGCTCTTAGTGCATTTGCTAAGAACTCGGAATATATTAAGCCGGTAATTACTGCAGGTTCCTCTTTTGAAAACCTAATTAAGTGGCTTACCGATGATATTGATGGTACTAAGAATGCTATCACTATTACCGTGGGAGATGCTGCACCCTCCGAAACAGAGAAACTGTTTAATGGTACTATCGGTAGTGCAGGTTCCACTCCAACTGCCGAAGAATGGATTACTTCCTTGGATTTGGTAAAAGATTACACCGACTTCTACCAATTATTTATTTCACATATCTCTCAACACCTTACTACCGATTTAGATGTACTCAAGGTATATAAGGCTGCTGCAGATATGGCAAAGGAATTGATGGAATGGGTACTGTACATAGAAGTTCCCAAACATTTAACCCATTATACTCAAGGTACTCAGGCAAGAGGTTACAAAGCTCAGGTAACTTGGGTACAGACTTGCCTTGGTACTGTAGGTAACTCTAAGTACATTGCCTACTTTGGTGGTGGACTTAAGTACTACAACGAAAACGGTAATCTTCAGGATTCCGATGTAGTGGGTACTATTGTTGGTTTGGGAGATGCCTCTGCTACTCAATATGGTCCTTGGAAATCCTTTGCTGGTATGAACCGAGGGGTTATTGGAGATGCAGTTGGTCCAGTATGCCCCAACTATGGTTCTCCTTCTCGATATAATGAACTGAACACACTTGCTCAGAATTATATCAATGAGATGGTAATCAAAGATACTCCCGATGCAGGTAAACAAACCATGCTATGGCATTGTTTCTCTTCTCAGGTAAAACAGGATTCAGAAAGATTCCTTTCAATCGTAAGATTGAATTTGTATTTGAAGAAGTTCCTTCGTCCAGTACTTAACAAATACTTGGAAGAACCCAACGTTTGGGGAACTTGGAAAAGAATTTGGTTGGAAGTTAAACCTACATTAGATTCTTTGGTAGATGAAGATGCCATGACAGAATATACTTGGATGGGTGACCAGGATGCAACTTCTTGGGATGATCTTTCCGTAAATAACGAAGCAGATGCCCGTCAAGGTAAATATCGTGCTATCCTTAAGTATAAAGACGTAGTTCCTATGCAAGAGGTAACTATGGAGATTGTAATTGATGCTGCTTCTAAGTCGGTATCAGTTGTAGAAACAAGTAATAACCTATAAACATATAACGATGGGAGCAAAAGTAAAAAATCCACGGAAGAAATTCTTGTGGAGTATCATGTTCCCCAAACACCCTATCAATACTTATCTATTCCAAAGTTGTACTTTGCCTGATATTGAGATTGACCAGGTGGCTCATGGGGATGTCAATAGAGATGTTAAAACTGCTGGTAGGGTTACTATAGGTAATCTTATCGTAGAGAAACTTATGACTACTGCAGGTTCAGATACCTGGCTTCATGACTGGCTCTATTCTTGCCAAGACCATATAGTTGGTGGTGGCTTAGTACCAAGCCAATATTGGGAAACGGCTATTGTAAACGAACTTGCCGAAGATGGAGTTTCGGTTCTTAATACCCACGTCTTCGAAGAGGTATGGCCATGTAAGATTACCGGCTTAGACTTGGACAGAATGGCTTCAGAGAATACCATAGAGTCCATAGAGTTCTCGGTGGGTACTGCAGACAAATACTAATTCCTTAGTCTATTTTCACTAAGATTCGGTGGAGGGGTGGGATTCCTGTGATAGGAGCTCACCCCTTTCTTGTTGTTATACGGAGTACTATGAACATTTGTAAACATTAAATATATCAAAATTATGGAATTTAGAACATTTAGATTTACCGGACCCTCTGGTTACGAATATGAAATCAGAGAACAGAATGGTGCTGATGAGGATATCCTCAGTAACCTTTCAGACATGAAGACTTTGATGAACCTTACCAAGTTCATTGCAGCAATTGTAATTAGAACTACGGCTACACCCAATGGGAAATTAACCATAGATGATGCCCTTAACTTACCGGTCAATGACCGCTATGCTATTATCTTTAATTCTCGTATCTTCTCTTTGGGAGAGGAAGTAGAATTCGAATATGATTGGGGCAAAGAGAATGGTGGTAAGATTACTTATGGCCAAGACCTTCATGAGTTCCTTTTCGATTATTCAGAAGTACCCACTGATAATAGGGTATTTGATGAAAAACCAGATGCCATCCCTTATTATCCAAAGGGTATTCAATTAACCGGTCATGAATACACTCTTTCATCTGGCAAGAGAATTAAATTCGATTGTATGACTGGTAAGGGAGAACAAGAGTTCATGAAGTTGCCTTTGGATAAACAAACTAAGAATGCTCCTCTTCTTTGCCGTAATCTTCACTTAGAGGTTGATGGTAGTTGGGAGAAGGTAGAAAACTTTACTCCGTTTACTGCAAAGGATATGGCTGAGATGAGAAAGCATATCTTATCTATGGACCCTATCTTCAAAGGTGAATCCCATATCACTAATCCAACCACCGGAGAAGAAAGAACTTATCCTATAGTTTGGGCACCGAATTTTTTCTACCTGACGGAAGAGTAATGTTAGAGAGTGATTTTGTTTATATCACCAGAGCCGAGATAGCCTTAGACTATTTCGGCTTTTTACGTCTTCCGTACCGAATCAGGAAAATATTTAAGGAAATGGCCGAACAATATTATAAACAATTAAAGAAAAGAAAATAAATTATGAATACCAGTAGGAGTATAATAGAGGTCGGTGTTGCCATGGTTTTAAAAGACCGATTCTCTCAAGAGGCTGGCAAGATATCTGGGTCATTCAGAACTATGATGAATGACATGAGTACCTGGAATAGAGGTATACAGATGTCAGCTTCTAATACAATGGACTTCGGAATGCAGCTCGTAGGGGGAATGGCAAGGGCCTATAAATACTCTGCGGGTGTTCAGAATGAAGTTTGGACTGCTTCGAAAATTGCCGGTGCTACCATTGCAGAACAAAGAGAGATGTTACAATTGGCAAAAGATGTCAATGAGATAACTCCTCTTACTGCTTCGGATGTTGCATCAGGACAAAGATACCTGGCTATGGCAGGTAATAAATTCGATGCTATTAAAGAAATGATTGGGCCAGCATCTAAGCTGGCTTCAATCTTTACTATGCCAGTGGGACAGAAAGGTGGTGTAGCTGACTTGATGACTAATATCATGTCAATGTACCAAATCCCAATGGGAGAAGCCGCTAGAGTAACCGATGACTTATATACTGCAGTTACTAATGCAAATATATCTTTGACAGACTTAGCCCAGTCCATATCTTATGCAGGAGCAGATATGGCAACTGCTGGAGTAGATCTTCGGCAAACGGCTGCTGCCATCGGTGTATTGGGGGATATGGGTATACAGGGTTCTATGGCAGGTACCTCTCTGGCTAATATGATTCGTTACTTACAACTCTCTCTTGTTAATCAAAAAAAGAAAGGCTATAACGCTTTAGCAGACTTGGGCTTAAGTCCTGATGAGTTTTTCGATGCTCAGGGTAACCTTATAGATCTTTACACTATCTATCAGAAATTTGCCAAGGCGGCAGTAGACTTACCTTCACGGATAGAAACACCAACCTTCTTCAATATCTTTGGTGTTCGTGGTAATCGGGGCATGCTTCCAGTACTTAGAGATATTGCTTCTGGTAGAGATAAGATGGGTAAGATACTTGCAACCTATGACCAAAACATGGGGGCAGTAAATAGACTTAATGAAGAACGTCTTAAAACCGATGCGGGTGTCATTGACCAATTCGAATCAAGTCTAGAAAACTTAACCGTTACTGCAGGAGCTGCTTTGGGTAGAATCTTTACTCCTGTTTTAAATGTTGGTAATAAAATTGTTAAGGTAATCAATGATATCTCAGAAACTTGGGTTGGAGGTTTTGGTCTTAGGATAGGAGCTACTGCAGTAGTAGTGGGTACTATAGTTGCAGGGTTTAATACTGTAAGAGGTATTATTAGGTCTGTTGGGTATTTACAGACTATTGCTACTGCTTCTACTGAAGGTATGTCTGCTGCAGCAATAAAAACTAATACTCAGTTTGCCATTATGGAAGCACACATGGTAAGGATGGTTAACCTTATGAGAACCATGGTTCAACTCCAAATGATGTCAAGCGGTATTGGTATGAATTCTGCTGGTAGATTTTATAACACTAAAACCGGAAGATATGTTAAGACACCAAATCCTGGAGTACCATTAGCAACTACTATGGCGGGTAATTTAGCTGGAGAGGCTTTAGCTGGAGCAGGTGCCCAAGTTGGTAGTCAAGTGGCTAGGCAAGGTGCTATAAAAGGTTTAACCTCTATAGGTGGTAGACTTATGGGATTACTCGGTGGACCCTGGGGATTAGCAATTATGGTAGGTCTTCCTTTATTAATTGAGGGTATTAGTTACCTTAGTAATTCAGTAGATAGGAATACTGAAGCTCAGAATAAAGAGAAAGAAGACCCAACTACCCTTAGAGCCCAGAATGAAGAGAGATTTATTAATGCTGTTAGGTTAGCTATTAAAGAAGGTATGAGAGATTCTCGTATCAATATCTCAGTAGATGGTCAAGCAGTTGGAGATTATGCTCCAGGTTCTCAACAAGATTTTACTGGAGCTGCATTTGTAATGGGAATATAAAACTAAAACACTATGGCTAGAGTATTAAATAAAGCAGCAGGTAAAATTGTTGAAAAGTACAATGACCTTACAAGAGATACGGCAGGTGTTCTTACTGGTCCCCTAAATAAATTATGGAGAGCTCGGATATTACTCAATCGAACTATCTCTACTCTTCCAAAGGATGATTCTCAAAAGGGTAAACTATATAACCCAAATGGGGTAATCGGAGAAGCTCAAATATCATCTAAGAATCCAACCCTAAACAAACAGCTCCAGGCTAAATGGAGAATGGAATTACAATTCCCAAGGTTAGAAGAAGGTGAAGGAGTAGACCCAGCAAAGGGGAATAAGAATACTACTAATTACAGAAACTTTGAGGCTAAAGCTGATATCATATATCAGAATGAGGTAAGGATATATAATATGACTGTTAACCCTACTCAGTATATTACCTTACAGAATAGACCTCCAGAGTTGGACTTCAGGGGAGAAACCACATGGGCAACTATCAAATCAATGGGTCGCAATGTACCAATGTATCACTTTACTGGAGCTGAAGACATTATTCAATTCAATGTGTCTTGGTACTGTAATGACCCAGAAAATCCAGAAGAGGTAATCAATAAATGTAGGTTATTAGAGGCATGGTCTAAATCTAATGGTTACCAGGCTGCTCCTCCGATTGTTAAGATTGAGTGGGGGGATTCTGGTATATTCGATAACCACAATTATATCCTTACCTCAGCAACTTATACTCTGAAGAACTTTCAGAACGGTTATCGAATAAGGATACCCGGAAAGCCAGCTACTTTTGGTAATGGTAGGTTATTGCCTGCAGCAGCAACTCAAGAATTGATTTTCAAGAGAGTAAGTGCATATAACTTATCCTATGGAGATTTTATAAATTCCGATTCACTTAAAAAGACAGGAGGTATTAAATATGATTGATGTTAACCAATATCTGACGGGAGCTAGCCCATATAATAATGCCTATGCTCTGAAATACAACGATGGGGATTATTCCTTAGAGGCTAAACCTCCAATAGTACCAGAATCCCCTAACGATATTCAACATACTGTTAAAGATGGGGAAACTCTGCAAAACATTGCTTTCAGGTATTATGGTGATTCTGGTAAGTGGTACATTATAGCTGAAGCTAATAAGATACTGAATCCTTTTAAGGAATTAGAAATGGGAACCCTAATAAGAATACCGACTTATGGCAGCTAAACAGAAACCTATATTGTATAAGGGAATGGGCCAACCATATTTGGCCCTTTTCAATTTTGGAGGTATGCCTATAATGAATCCTATTACAGGTATACCCCTTGGAGCGTATATAAGTACCTGGAGTTATAGATACGATGAAGAGAAAGAAAACTTGGCTACTATTACTTTCGATACGGGTAATCCCGATACTGTAGACATTGCTGAGATTCAGGAGAACCAAAATATTTGTCTTCAGTGGGGATATATATACCCAGATGGTCAATCTATATCTGGGCCCATAAAAATAATTAAGGTAAGGGAATTCGAAGCCGTATTTGATTCTACAGGTACTCATGTAACTATTAAGTGCATTGATTCTTCGGGAGATTTAAGATATCAACCTGCTTATGTCCATTCGGATATGGAAGGCTATAAATTATCTACCTATTTAGACAATGGCTGTGGGAATGCTACTGGTGTAATCATAGAAATATTTCAGTAATGGAACAACAGATAATAAGTAATAAAGTATACGAGTCACTACAGGTACCCACAGAGAATACCCGTACTACTACTGGTAAAGTACTCTATGCTAACAAATACAGTGGAGTAGCAGAAGTAGCTATGCCAGAAGACTTGAAAGCTTTAATTGATAGTGACTTTGGATTAGTGGGCAAGAACGTCTTAGTTCAATTAGAACAGAAGATGAAAGGGTATACTAATGGGCCATGGTATGTGGATTCAAGGGATGGTGTTATCTATATACATAATCGGAAATTCCATGAAGAACCGGTATGTACTTATACATATCAAGGAGAGAATGGGGAAGTACTTAGAGTATCTTTTGCTACTCAGAAAATAACTAAAAGAGTTAAAGCAGTATTAGCCCCATCTCTAGACCCAGATAGTAAAGATTTATCTGTATTATCAACTAATATAAACGAGCCAGAGGATAAGCCTCCATTAGCTTTAAGACCTCATGTGGCTCAGGTAGATAACCTTATGGTGTCTAATATTACTGGCAATGGGTTTGAAGATTATAGAAGTCATCCTACTACTCCTACAGAGGTAATGGATGCTTGGGATACTCAGCTTCAGTATAACATGGAAAAAACTGCAGAATATAAAAAGCGAGTAGAGGAATATGAAGCAGTTGGTCCAGTAGGTGCTTATGAAGCAGGTAAGCAAAGAAAATTCGATGAAATGTCTACCGAAGAAGTACGAGCTACCATTAATCAAGCAGCTAATGAGTTACCTGACGATAAGAAGAATGCCCTTAAACAAGTGCTAAGAAATTCTAAGAATGGTAAAGAATTAGAAGCTAATCTTAAGAAATTATTAGAGTACGAAAGATACCTTTTCGAAGACGAAGATGGTATGGAGTTTATGGTAGAGGAATATGTAGACCCATTAGACTATGATCCAGAGGGTTATACCTCTAAACAAGCGGGAGCGGGTATAGCTTCTGGTATCAATTTCCAAATGGGAGTACTACCTGCATCAGAAAGAGGGTTCGAAGCTTTAAATAAAGACCCATATACTGAAGTACTATCTGGTATGGAGATTGATACTAATAAACACTATGGCCAAGGTCAATATGGTAAGAGGGTTAAGGTAAGGCACATGAAAAGGGTAAATCTCAAGGTACCTCTTTATAAACTTTACCATAATTTATTTAGTAGATACGGTGGTGCCGATAAGTATGCTTGGGCAGCTAATGCTAATGCCAATGGTGGTTTAAAGCAAACTGAGAAAAGATTAGTATGTCAACTTCAGGTAGTAGGTAGACCTATGCTAGCAACTTCTCAAATAATCCGTATAGATAACGTAGGAAAACGTTGGTCAGGGCTTTGGTATATAAAACAATGTACTCATTCTATGGACGCTGGTCAAGGGTATATAACTAATATGGAATTAGTAAAGAACAATTCCAAGTCTGGCTCTGTAACTTCTAAAACTGATTTATCTACTCAAAACATCGTAGCTAATGATGCTAAAGCTAATGCTAAAACTACAAAGGGTCAAGATAAAAAAGCTTTAAGTACTTCTCAGAATCTTAATCTTAACTTTACTTATAATGAGAAAGTATACTATAATGAACATTTCTTGAATGATAAGGGAGACATAATTGATATCAAGGGTCAAGCTGAGTTTATTCGAAAGAAGGCTTATTATACTGAAGTAAATGCCGATAATCCCCAAGCCTTGGCAGAGGGTATAGTGTTATCTACAGGTAATACAGTTACCTCTAAGGGTAAGTTAATTCCTGGTAAGATATCAGTTAAACAAATCCAAGTGCCTGAAGATTATGGGGTTAAGTTTAATTATATGGCCATAGCTAATCGAGTATACCGAGACATAGCTAAAAGGCATAAGCGAATAGCAAGTCAAATCTATGTAGAAAAATAAGGGTATGAGTTACGAAACAGCAAAGATAATAACCGACGAAGGCTTAGAGGGTCTTGGTCGGTATTACTCTGTTTATCGTGGCATTGTTATTGATAATAACGATGTAGAGAAACATATGAACAGAGTAAAGGTGTGTGTTCCAGAGGTAATGGGTGGAGTATTTGCTTGGGCATATCCTAAAGGACAACATGGTTCAATTAGTTCTGGTTTCAAATTCTTAGCCCCTAAAGTGGGAGATACGGTATTTGTTACTTTTGAATTTGGGGACCCAACTAAACCTCTCTGGGAATACCATGGTTGGGGAATGAGTCAAATACCCCAACCTCTGGATGGTCCCAATAAAATGGGGATAGTTACTCCCGAAGGAAACTTAATAGTAATAGATGATGATAACGGAGAACTCAATTTACATTTCAATGGACCTGTAAATGTTCGTTCGGAGAAAGAGATAGTAATAAATGCTGATGGGGATATAAACATATCTTCTGGTGATTCCGTGATACTTAATACTGGAGAAAATGGTGGAGTAATCAATATTTTTCAATTAACCGAAAAACTAAATCAAACTATCCAAGAACTAGAACAACTTCGCAGTATGTTCAATTCTCATGTACACTCAGGTGTAACTACTGGACCAGGTTCTTCGGGTCCAACTTTAACTCAAGTAATTAAACCTTTCTCACAATTCGTTGTAGACGATTATGAGGATAAAACCTGCATACACTAATGGAAAAGAATTACTTTACAGACTTAGTTGGTATAGGTGTAACTTACCCTATCCAACTTACAACTAATGAAAAGGGTGAAAGGGGTTGGTACCCAGTAAATGGGGATTTTAAACTTATCAGAGATAATATAAGTTCGATATTATATTACATGATAGGCCAGAGATTTCGACAGGAAAACTTTGGTAGTAAACTATGGCAATGTATTGAGGAACCAAACTCACAAGCCCTAAGTTTTATAATTAAAGAGTTTTTAAAACAAGCCATAGGTGCTTGGGAACAAAGGATAACCTTCCAAAATATCACAGTTACTAGAGTTGATGCAAAAATACACATAGAAGTAACCTATGTAGTAAATGGAACAAATTCTAGTCAGTACCTCGATATCACCTATGATAGGTCAGATAATTCATTAAATACACAATAATATGGGAATCACAAATAAATGGCTTAATCCATACCAGAGGTCTTATCAACAGATTAAGGCCAAGCTGGTTGAATCCCTTATGGGACTCAAAGACCCTCAGGGTCAGAAACTCATAACGGATTATTCGGAGGGGAATATCTTAATTATCATCCTCTCATTGTTTGCGGCAATTGCCGAAGTACTTCACTATTATGTAGATAATATGGCAAGGGAAACCTTCCTATCTACTGCAAGAAGGTATGATTCGGTAGTTAAACATGGGGCTCTGGTAGATTATCATGCTCGAGCAGCGATTGCTGCTACAGTAGATGTAATCTTATCCAGAAGTATTACTGGTAATTCCATTGGAGCTAAATTAACCATACCTCAAGGAACTCTATTTACGGATTCTAGTGGTAATTCTTGGTTATCTGCCAGAGACGTAACTTGGTATTCAAATGTAACCACATGTAAAGTACCTATAATTCAACATGAGAAATATACTGCAAGTGCTCTTAATAATATGCTAATACCTACTGGAGACAGGGTAATAGTTCACCTTGGTACATTGCCTAATGGTAAGTACTATGAACAGGGCTCTATGTCTTTACAGATAGGTGGAGAAACTTGGGTATTGGTAGATACCTTTGCAAAATCAAAGCCAACGGATAAACACTTTATGGTTTCAGTAGATGAAGCTCTTAACCCTTACATAATGTTTGGGGATGGAACCTTCGGTAAGAAACCTGCAGCAGGTGCAAAAATAACCAATGTAGTATTCTACTTAACTAATGGTACTCAAGGTAATGTAAAGAGTAATACCATTACTTCTGTACCCTCAATAATCTCTTCTTCAATTACTGATGCTACCGTAAGTAATGCTTACGATGCCGGAGGTGGTTCAAACTATGAAAACTTTACAATGCTCAAAGAACATATACCTTTGAGTGTAAAGACTTTGGGAGTAGCAATTACCAAAGAGGATTTCGAAAGTTTAGCTATGTTGGTTGATGGGGTAAACAAAGCTAAAGCCGATTATGAATGTGGTAGAAAGCTTACAGTATATATCAGTCCTGATGGTGGAGCTGTTGCTTCTTCTGAATTAATAAATAGGGTATACAACCTATTATCTCAAAGAGCACCTATGACTACTTGGTTAAAGGTTAAATCTGCAGGCAAGGTTCAGATTATTCTAGAGATGGAAGTTACTGGTAAGAAGTCTTATAAGACTCCAGAGATACAAACTCAAATTCTTACGGCTTTATATAATGCCTATTCTCCGGAGCAAGCTCAAATAGGAGGAAGCGTAAGAGTATCAGATATCTATGCCCTGATAGATAATCTATCAACCGTAGATTACCTTCACCTTACTAAGTTCTATATTAAACCCTGGCCTACTACCATTTATGGTAATAAGGAATTAAACCTTGGCCAATTTAAATTGAACAAGGCAAAGGGTTCTATGACTTACTACATAACCTTCAATTCCTCAACTACTTTTACAGTACGTTCTGTATCAAATGGGTATATGGCTACTGGTACTGTAGGTAATTCTATACAGGTAATAGATAAGGCTAATGGTTTTGACTTCTCTTTGGATATTCAGAACAATAGCTATCAGTCTGGTTACAGATATTCTATTACAGTATCTGAACCAAACCATGATTATGAAGACCCTGGCTTTAATTTGCCAGTATTCGAGAATGCTTCACAATTAACATTAACAGTTAACGAAATAGTATAATGATAAACCTCAAAAATCTAATCGACTTTTTACCATTCGAATATAAGGACCAAGATACTTATAAGGTAAATGGTAAAGGCATCTTAGAGAGGTTTCTAGAAATTTGTGGAGAGCATTTTGAAGATTATATTACAAAGGATATTGAGAATATATTGGATATTATCGATATAGATAAAACCCCAGATATGTATCTCAATTTCCTTTGGCAATTTCTTGGAGAAATGCCCTTTGCTTATGGGAACACGATAGATGCACAGAAATGGGCAGAGTACTTTAATGGGTTCTACTCGGATAGTAAACTCCAGGAGTTATCAAAGCTTTGGATAATACCCAAAGAGGGACCTTTTACTTTAACTAGTACTCAGGTAAGAAACATCTTGAGATATTCGGTATCTCTTTTCAAAATAAGGGGTACATCAGAATTTTTCGAGATCATGATGAGGTTATATGGGTTAACCTGTGTAATAACAGACCCAGCAAAAGCCGATGGGTATGATGGTTGGATAAAAGGTCATCCCCACTTTGACCAATACTATCAGTACGATAGTAAATATACCTTTGATAACACCTTCGATTGTTCTCAATGTATTTCCGTAAGTTTTAAACTTACTGGTCATGGGTATACTTCTAATTCCGAGGCTTTTAAAAAATTTAGGGAAGCCGTAGAAAGTTTCTTTACTAGATTCATACCTTATCATGTATCCTTCACTATAGATTACGGTTTTGTAGTAAATGATGGGTATTCGATTAAGGCCGAGTTGGTAAACCCAGACCAGCCCAACTTAGTTACTTCAGAAGTATATGAAGTACCAGTATTGGTAACTGTAACCTCAGATTGGATGAATGCAGATTTGAGATATCAAATATCGAGTGATAGAATTAACTGGGGTTATACTAAACATGAAAGTGGTTCGGTATTTAATATTCCAAGGGCTGGTACTTATTACTTTCGAAGCGTTGGGGATAATTCTAAGATAACCCAAATTACCGTAAGGCAGGAAACTTATAACCGTTCATATATTATTTCTTGTGAGCCCATAACTGGTAAAATAACCCCAACTACTTTAAAGGTTAGTACAAGGGTGATAGCTAGAGTATCCTATAAAGGGACAGAGAAACTTTGTAATGTTCGATTAGTGGGTACCGATCAAGTAAAAATATCGGGCTCAACTTGGGAATTTACAAAACCCGGTACTTACTTTTTTGAGATTGTGGAATTTCCTGTAAAACAAACTTCATTTGTAGTAACCCAAGAAGAAGTTACTTATAAGGTAAGATGTACACCCTCAGAATTTAGAGTTGGAAATAATCAAACTATGAAGGATGCAGTTACTACTTTAACCATAACTTCAAATTACCCAGAGTCATTTACTGGAGAATTATATTGTAGGTTAATAGGTAATCCTAAGACTTTCAAGAATGGGGATAAATTTATTGCTAACAGTTATGGTACTTATAAATTCAAATGTACTTTAGATAAAAGAGAAACTGATGAAGGTGTGGGTATCTTTGAAGTAGTTTCAGGTAAAACTCCTATATATAGGATCAGTATTAATCCATCTACATCTACTCTATATAACGGTTCTGCAAAAACTACCGTAATAATACAACGTATTTCGGGTAATGGTGATGATTACCGAGTTAAAGTAGTAGAAACTGGGGAAACCTTCAATGCTGAAAACGGGTATGTATATACTACTAATAGAGCAGGTACTTATACTTTCCAATCTGTAGCCTACCCAACTGTAAAGACTACTTGGGTAGTTAAGAGTACCCCAGTTGTATATCAGAACAAACTAAAGATAGTTCCTTCAGATCCTTCAGATTCAAAGTGGAAAGAACCTAACTGGTCATTACCCGAAAGCCAAATTGATGATACTTATGCAGTATATCAGTTATTGGATGAAGTATCAGCTTGTAAATTTAGCCTTGAAGAAATGAAAAACGGGGTCAATGTAAGTGGTACTGCAACTTGTGATGAAACTGGGGAAACCTATAATCTTGAATCCGAGATTGTATTAACTAAAGCAGGTACTTATACTTTTGTGGCAGATGATGGTTCTTCATTAAGGTGTCAAGTAATATTGGAAGATTACCCTACTATTATAGAATTAACCGTTGACCCAAGTTATGCCGAATTAAAGGGTACCATTAAACAAGTATATTGTTTAATTAGGTGTAGTTCTAATAAAGCTGAATTCGATAGTAGAGTTAGACAAGTTGGCAAAGTAACTACTTTTGATGCTGGTGGAGCCGGATATGAATTTACTACGGCTACCGCTGGAGAATACATTTTTGAATCAGTTGCCGATACTTCGGTACGGGCTAAGTTTACGGTAGTAGATGCTGACTTATTAAGCGTTAATCCTCAAAAGTTGGAATGGGAATCAAATGACACTTCTGAGAAGACATTTACCATTACCACTTATAGTAATCAAATGTGGAAAATTGAAGAAGTATGATAAAGAGTGCAATAGACAATGTAACAGAGACTACTACTCAATCTCTGTTCAAGACTTCAATGATTGGTTTATTTGGAGAATGTACCCAAATTATTTATGACCTTAGGTGGATGATATTACTTGCCATAATATTGATACTTTCAGATTTATGGTTTGGTATATCTGCAAGTAGAGTACAAGGTATAGTCATTCGAAAGTCAGGGGCCGGTAGGAGAACCCTAAATAAGCTGGTTGATTATATTTGTTATATCTTACTTGGGGCTGTAATTGGGAAAGCTATTGGAGAACCCTATGGAGTAGATCCCATAGAAGTATCCATTACTATAATGATATTATGCTATTGCTTCGAAATAGATAGTATCTATGGGCATATATGTGAAATACATGGCATTAAAAAACAATATAGTATCTGGAAGATAATCTTTAAGCTGTTAACTCTCAAATTTAATGAACTCGGAGAAGCTTTCAGGGATATGGCAGAACAAAAGAATAACTTTAAAAATACAAAGAACAATGAAAACGTACTTTAAGTATGAAGGTATAATCAAATCTAAGGAAGCAGCCGAAGCAATTGCTGCCCCTTCTGGTTTGGGGCCATTCTGTGGATTTGGCTCAGCCACCATAAATGGTAATAAATTGGTTGTTTCTCCTCAGGGAGTTTCTGGTAGTAAATTTGCTAATGTAATTAAGGATAGGATTACAGCAAGGTATATGTCTAAAGATTCTGAAGATGGGGAATTGCCAGATGTAAACTTTGGGTGTATTTCAAGGGATGGGTATGTATTTATATCTGATGAACAAACATTGACCATCGAGAATATTCAGGGAACCCAAGGGTCCACCGATGAAGTATTACTGTTTGCAGTACACACTACTATCTCCGAACCCGTAGATAATCCAGTAGATTTTGTAGCTTATTGGAATGAATCTTCAGAAAGTTTCTATGAGTTATATAAAAAATCTCTAGATATATACTACCCAATTTCTGAAGAGAATCGTAATCCCAATGTACTTAATAATGATATTTATTCGGATTATAGTATGACTCTTAGTAATCTTCTAGAGATGGTAGAGACTGCTTGCCCTTATTATTCTAACAATAAGAATTCTGTTGTTCTTATTGGGATATATGGTAAGGGTACAGATGCTATGACTAAAAGAAATGAGAACTTTGCTATTGTACCCTATCAGGGCAAATTCCAGGAGATCCCATATACTACTGCTACTCACAGTATGATGAAAGAATCCATAACTAAAGTAGAGAAAATGAATATTGGGTTTCCGGTAGAGGATGAAAATGGGAATCTATTGAATATTAAGCAATACATTGATGGGCAACTAGAAGCTCTCCGAAAGGAATTCTCTGATTCTTTGAATACTGCTAGTTTACCCATAGGTTCAATAATTTTATGGGAAACCGATGTAATACCCGATGGTTGGGCAGAATATACTAAGGCAGCTGGTAGAATAGTTATTGGTTACCAAGCTGGAGGTGTTCAAATTGGGGATGAAGTAATGTTACAGAATGTTGGAGATTACTATACACCAACTAAGGGTAATTTCTTAATCTCAATTAAAGGTGATGACCTTCCTAAGCATAGGCATGCTCTTGGTGTATCTAAAGGTAAACAAGATGATGCCAATAACTGGGAGAACGTTCGTCCTCAATCTTTCTTTAATAGGGAGACAGGGTTGAATGGTGATTTCGGTAGAGGGACTCCCACCAAGGGTATTCAAGATGGTGCTATTGTAGTAAGTTGGAATTTAATAGGGGAATCTTTCCTACAAGAGACTTCGGTAGATACCTTGACTATCGAAAAGTTACCACCGACTATTACTTTAAGATATATTCAAAAAATATCATAGGTCGTAATTAGTTGTTAATATAACTCATGTGTATTATTTGTATTGTCTAAGTAAACTCTTGTTTTGTTTTTGTTTTGCATAGTTTGTTTAGAGTAAACACTCGGAAAGGGACGTTGGGAAACGTCCCTTTTCTTTTGTGTTAATATCTAAGTTCTTCTTTAGCTCTATCTTCCCAATACTGTATATCCTGTCTAAGTTCAGAAATATATCTCATGGATTCATTAGTCTTAGGCATTTCGAAGAATTCTATGAGCATTATATTAGTAATCCTTGTACTATTTCCGAGTCTCTCTTTAATGAAGGGGGGAGGAGTAATTAATACTTCGAATAAAAGATAGGCATCTGGAGAAAGCTTATCTTTCATATAAGTATACATCATATCAAGCATTTCTGATTTAGCTTTCTCTTCTTCGGTATCATCCTCTAATTCTTTGTCATTGTCGAATAAGTCATCAAGTTTAAAGAGGCTTTGATTATACTCTGCTTGTTCTCCGTATGCAGAACGAAGCAATTTATTTTTGAATGTACTAAGTGATGCAAGGATTCTTGCTTTAAGATGTTCTTCAGTACATTCACCATAGTATTTGTTGAAAACAAATAACATCTTATCCCAGAAATAAGATTGGATAATATCCGGTGTAAGATTAAACCTTTTATAATCAATCTGTCTGGTAAGATTCCTAATCACTGGCTTACAGACTTTATAAAGTCTATTGAAAGTAGCTTCATCATATTCTTGCATAGGTTTTAATCGATGAAGCTCTGAGCCATTATTTCCTTTACTTTTTCCCATGTTTTTAAATATTCGTTATGCAAATATAAGTATTTTTTCTTATATAAAATAATAATATTAAATATTCGGGAGCTTAAGGTAGTGGATTAGTAGTTTCTAGTTAGTTGTCAACATACTCAGAACTATCTCGGTACTATCAAAATCTATTAGTTTATATAATATTGCAATATAGATATGAAGAAATTTAAAGACAACATCAAATTTAGTTTCACACCGGATTTCCAACTTGAGATACTCCGGTTTGTTTTAAGAGATAAGGAAGGAGGATTAGTACTCAAAAGGATTAAATCCAATTACCTGGTTCTCATAGAACACTCCCTTATCTTCGAGGGTATATCAAAATACTTTAAGAAGCAAGGTAAGATGCCTTCAGAGAATGTATTAAAAGAAGTATTAAAAGAATTGCTAGAATCAAAGGCATACATTGATTTGGTAACTAAGGATGACATCCCTAATATCAATAAGTTAATAAGCAATTTATATCACATTCCCTTATCGGATGCAGATTATATCAAGGAAAAGATTTACCAGTTCTCTACCTATGTTGAAATGAAGAACCTGAATGACTCTTTTGATTTAGATAACTTCGAACAATATGAAGAGTATTCAAGGAAGATTGAAAAAGTACTTCAGAAAAGTAAACCAAAGAAAGAGGACGAACCTATATACATGATTCGAGATATTACAGAGAGACAGTTTAAAAGACAATCAGAACCCTCGGTAATACCCTGTCCCTTTAGGCAATTAAATGACCTTACTAATGCAGGAGGTTATCCCGAACATTCTATTAATGTAATATTGGATAAACCTAAAGCAAAGAAAACTTTCTTCATGGTAAACCTTGCCCGAGGTTATCTTCGAATGAAGAAATCCGTATTATACGTAGATACCGAGAATGGTAAAGACCAAATCATGGACAGATTTATTCAATCTAGTATCAATAAAACCAAAAAGGAATTATACTCAGGTGAGTATGATAAACTTGAAGCTAAACATTTAAGAAAGCTTGCAAGATTTGGGGTTGAATTGGTGGTTGAGAGGGTACCTGCAATGATTACTAATACAACTTACATAAAAGAGAGGATAGTTCAATTGCGTAATCAAGGCATCGATATTAGAGTATTAATGGTAGATTATGCAGGTAAGCTTGCCTCAATAGCTGGAGACCGAGAGGATTTCGAAAGGATTTCTAATGTATATGTAGATTTGCAAAACTTGGCAGAAGAGTTACATCTTGATATCATATGGACTGCACATCATATTACTCGTGAAGGTAAGAAGCATAGACTTACTAGATATGATGAAAATGATATCTCTGGTTCAATTGCTATTGTTCGTAATGCTCAAGTTATTGTGGGTCTTAATTCTACCGAGCAAGAAGAAAAAGATAATATACTTCGAGTTGAGATGGTAGTACAAAGGGACGGTCTTTCTTCAGGTAGAGCCTTATTTAAATGTGATGTTGAAAGACAAAGATGTACAGAATTTACAAGAGAACAACGTAAACAATATGATGAAGTGTATTCTGGAGTATTAGATTCTATGATGAAGAGTTCTAAAGATAATCCCTCTGCAAATAAAGAAAAGTATGAGAAGAAATCAGGTGATATCTAAAAGAAAGTTAATCTCTAATATAGTAGGGTGGCCAGATTATTATATTTCTAAGAGAAGTAGGTTATATAGATACTACCCTAAAAGAAAAGTATGGATGTTATTAAAAGGTACCCTCAATCAGGGTAGGATATACCATATATTAAGAGATAGTAATAAACATAAAAGGATTCAGGCTTCTAGATTAGTAGCCTTAGCTTGGGTACCTAACCCAGAGAGTAAACCTCATGTATGTCATAAAGATAATAACCCTTGCAATAATATACATACTAATCTTTATTGGGGTACACAGAAATACAATATAACCCATATTCATAGATACGTTAAAGAAACTAAAAAGAGATATAGATTAGGACATGATAGGGTACGAGAGTTAATTAGGGATAAAGCCAAGGATTACTCCAATAAAGAATTGGGAGAAAAGTATAAGCTAAGTAAAGCTAGTATTAGTCACTACTTAAATAGAAGTTTATGAAAATAACTAATCAGTTTAAATCTAGACTAAGGACATATTTTATTAAACGATTGGGAGGTTACGATTACCGGCATGGCTGGATGCGTATACCAACTTGCCCATATTGCGGGAGAGAACATAAGTTGGGAGTTAATCTTTCCATGTATCGAACTAATTGTTTTCGATGTAATGCTCATCCCTCTCCTGCTCAACTGATAATGGATATAGAGGGATTTACAGAATACCATGAACTAATTAACTTTTTGAACAATGGACAATTTGATGAACTACAGTTTAAGGAAGAGAAAATCGAACTTGCCGAGAGTAAGCCCCTGTATCTCCCTGAGGGATTTAGAAATATTTCGATTGGAGACAGCCAACTTGCAAAAAGTATTAGGGGATATATCAAGAAACGTGGCTTCAACCCCGACCAGTTTTCAAGATTTGGTATCGGCTATGGAACAATGGGCACGACTTACGGGTACCTTATCATCCCGTTCTATTATCAAGGACAACTTAAATATTACAATGCTCGGAACGTTATCGGAAAAGGTCCCAGGTATAATAATCCCGATAAAGATATCACAGGCCTTGGCAAACAATTTATCATCTTTAATCATGACGCATTGGAAATGTACCGGTCGGTATTCATTTGCGAGGGAGCACTTAATGCTCTCACAATGGGCGATAGAGGAATTGCCACAATGGGCAAAGCTATTAGTCAGTACCAAATCAATGAATTACTTAAATCCCAATGCGAAAGATATATTATACTCTTGGACCCAGACGCCAAGCAATATGCAATCAATTTGGCGCTCAAACTTGTTGCCTATAAAAAGGTCAAGGTGGTGTTTTTACCAGACGGAAAGGATTGCAACGATCTTGGGAAAAGGGAAGTCTTAAGGTTAGTATATAATACTCGGTATCAAAGTTATCAAGAATTGATTGCTATCAGAAACTCATTGAAATAGGGAGTTCCTATTATATTATAAATAATATATTTATGCGTGAACCATCTATCCATATAACTAAGTCTCAATTTGAGGAAATATTAAATACCTTAGAGGTAGACAATTTCCCAGTTGAGGCTTTTTTTGTTATTGCTCGAAAGGAGGCAATAAATCATAGAGCAGTCTTAGTTTCTAACAATAAGAATACTAAGCGAGTTAATAACATATTACTAGCATCTAAGGGAGATGCTGCCCTCGTTGCTGATATTTTATATGCAACTCGTATAAAGTTAAAGCATCGGGGAGTTCGGAAAATAAATGAAAGTAATTCTCGAGAATGGGCAAATTGTAAAAAGCTTGCAGAGATATGTAATACCTTCTGTGAAGATTTTAAATTTGATACTCGTGAAGGTTTTATCAAGTATATAGAGACTGGATTAAAAAGGATGACTGATTATCGTAATGTTATGCAAAGGTTATTATCTATGCAAGAAAACATCACTAATCAAGTAGATGCTGAGATAGAGTTACAAAATTCAGATTTAAAACTTACCAAAGAGATACATGATTACTTTATAGGTAAGATTGCTAAGGCAACTGGTATATATGAATCTTATGAAAATCAACCAGAGAAGTATGTACACTTTGCAAAGGTTGGTGACTTCTTAAAAGAAGAAGGTTGGGATTATAAGACCTTCATCGATGCTCAGTTTGAATCTCTTGCATGGTGTAATGGTTTACCAGACATTGCACAGATGTATACTGATAAAGCAATTGAAAGATACAATAAGTATTTATATAAGAATAAGAATAAACAACTACTCGAAGATGAACCAATAGTAGAGGGAAGTCTTTGGGATAAAATCAAAGAGTAATATGAGTCAAGTAGCAATTATATATAAAGAATCCCGAGATAATTATATCTCGGGCAATTCCTATACATGGTGTCCTTGTTGTGGTAAATGCTATATATTATCCGAAGAGGAAGTGGTAAATGCTATAGACAATGATCTATCAGTATATGCCGAATGTTCTTGTGGTAATTCATTTTACATAGAAACAGAAGATGAGCAAGATAATTATTCAGAATGGTAATATGTGTGAACTCGACTTACCTCTTAAGTTCGCACAGAAACTTTATAATGAGTTTGCCATTCGACATCCAAATGCTTTCTACTTACGTACAAGGCAAAGAGGTATGCAGAATTGGGATGGTAAGATTCACTACATCACCAAGACTGGTCAATTTAAAATAGGTTTGCTTCCTAAGGTATACGATATGTGTATTGAGATGGGAATTAAACCTAAAGTTGTAGATACGCGTCAACCTTTACCTAAAGTCAGTAAAGTTGTTACGAAGATAGGCAAATATAAATTAAGACCAGAACAGGAGAAAGCAGTCAAGGCTGTAATTAATAATACGATTGGAGGTAAACCATTTCATATCGGAGTATTGGATTACACGGTTAATGCAGGTAAAACTCTTATTATGTCGTCTTTGTATTTATCCTATAAGAAGCAGTTGAAGACTTTGTTAATAACTAATGACTCGGATTGGTTAAACCAAGCTAGAGAAGAATTTAAGCAATATCTACCCGGAGAGGATATCACTTTTGTTCAAGGCAAAGTTTTAAACTGGAGTAACTTCACAATAGGTATGGTTCAATCTATTTCTCGTAATATGAGGTTCTATCAAAAAGAGTTATCTCAAATAGATATGGTACTTATAGATGAAGCTGACCAAGGGGGCAGTAGGCAATATCAGAATGTAATCACCCGGTTATTCAATACTCGTATTCGTATAGGACTATCTGGTACCATCTATATGAGTAAGCTTGCTAAAGATAAAGTTAAGAATATGAATCTTGAATGTTTCTTTGGTAAGGTACTTGCCGAGTTTAAACTTAGGGATTCTATTAAGAAGGGTTATTCAACTAAAACTGTAGTAAAGATGGTACCAGGTAAACCCTGGTATGGGAATTGGGAATCCGATTGTATATCTTATAAAGAGATATATGATGATTCGATTACTAACAGTTATACTGCTTGGTTAATGGCATATTCCAGATTACGATGGAATATTAATCAAGGCAGATATCCTGCTCTCGTAGTTTGCAAGCATATTGCACATTGTGAAAATCTATATAAATTCTTTAAAAAGAAACTGGGCGATGCCTATAATATTGCCTATGTGCATGTTAATACCAAATCTAAATTAAGACAACAAATAATGAAAGATTTTAGGGACGGCAAAATTGATATCTTGGTATCAACTACAATCATTGCTCGGGGCAAAAACTTTCCTAAGCTAAGGTATTTGCTTAACGCAGCAAGTATGGATAGTCAAGAAAAATCTATTCAGTTCCTTGGTCGTTTGGTAAGAACCGATAAATCGAAAAAGAAAGTGTACCTTGATGACCTTCACTATCCTGGTAATTATTTAGATAGGCATGGAAAACATAGGAAGCAATATTATCAGAGACAAGAATTGAAAGTAATCTTATTAGACAAACTATGGAAGAAACATCCTAACCATAGCCTTATTCAGAGTTAACTAGAAGTACTATGAGTAATTACTTTTCTCCGTAGGAGGAAATAATTACATCCTAATAAGCATACGGGCATTATGAATAAAGATAAAATTATATGTATCAGGGAAGATACTGATGAACGATTAATACAATTACAATCGGAAGGATATAGAATAATACAAATATCCGCATCAGGTATCTACTGCTGGATATTATTAAGGAAACCAAATAACAATATATAATGAAACTGATAGACCGAATATTAAATTGGATGAACCCACCTGCCAGTAATCCCAAACATGTATTCAATTGCAGGGATTTGGCATGGGTAACCCCTATTAAACACTGGAGATATACCCCGGATGTTTATACCCATTCATTTAGTTTATATTGGGGATCTGGATTAGAGATCAAATTACAACAAGATACTACTGACCCAGAATCTTGCCCAGAATTATCTAAACTCAGGGAACTATTTATTAATAACATTGGTTATTCATATGTAACCCTAGATGATATTACTAACATATACATTTATAAAGAAAAATGAGATGGCAAAGAAAAAGAAACAACTTCCTGATTTATCAAAACATGATGTACTTACACCAATAGATATTAGTCAATTGGGTACTAACGGAGATCCATGCTTTGGTATTGGGTATGATTTATCCACTAAAGAATGTAAATTATGCGGAGACTCAGAACTATGTGCGTTCAAGATGTCCCAGAACTTGAACATTACAAGGAAAGAATTAGAACAGAAGAATCAATACAAAGATTTGGATGTATTAGAAGATACGGTTGGTATCAAGAAATACATCCGAGGCTTGATTCGGAAAGGGAAAGACAGAAAAGAAATTATCTCAAAGACAGTTGAGAAATTCGAAGTACCTAAGAAACGTATTAGAGAACTTTATAGAGAATGCAATGGGAAAGGTCAGTAAGTTAAGAATGATATGGGCAATGTTTAAGATATATCTTAACAACCCAAATTATTATGTACGGCAAGATGATGTTCTTGCTGATTTGTTTATGCAGGGTGAATACGACGTAGAAAGATTCTGTCATTCACTCGGAGTAACTCCTCAACAAGGATTAACCTTTGAACAACTTTTAAAAAAATGTAATATATTATGAACAGATTTAGATTTATCAAAGTACGGGAGGTAATATCTCCCAACAGAGCAAACCCAAATGATGCTGGGTTAGATTTTTATGTACCAACCGATTTATATCCAGAGCATATTCATTCTAAAAATGAATTCGACTCAGAAGGTTATAATTTAGATGTTCCTTTTGGTGAAGCCTTTGTAAGGCATATAGCTTTAAAACCTGGACATCGTATACTTATCCCATCTGGTATTATGGGATTGCTTGAACCACCTGCCTCTATGTTAATGGCTGCTAATAAGTCCAGTATAGCTACTAAGCAAGGTTTACTCTTTACAGCTGAGATAGTAGATTCTCCCTATGTAGGAGAGATACATATCGGAGTATATAATGCTTCTGATAAGGCTCAAGTTATCGAATGTGGCAAGAAGCTTGTACAGTTCATACATGTTCCTATCTACATCACAGAGCCAGAAGAGATTCAACAAGAGGAATTCTATACTGAGTCTCAAATGTGGGGAAGTAGAGGAGATAAGGGATTTGGTTCATCTCAAAATAAATAAACATGGATGTAAGAAACATAAGAGAAGAGGTGCCCAATATAAAAGAAACAGAGGTACTCCCACAGATGTATACCTTAGGGTTAGAACAATTAAATGGGTATAGGCAAATAGAATCACTACCAGAATATCCCTTAGATATAAATAACCCGAAGAGCCAAGTTATACTTAAGGATTTTATTGGTAGGGTAATCGAAGAACTAACTGAAGGCTTTGAATCTACCAATGAAGTATTTGACCTTTGCAGTAAAAATGGATGGAATATGGAGATGCTCAACGAAGAAGAACATCAATCCATACTGAATTCTCTTGCTAATGCAAATGAAGAACAAGCAGATGCTTTAGGCTTTTTCTTTACTCTTCTAGCATATTCAAATATACTTCCTGAAGATATACTTAGTTATAATAAAGCAAAAGACTTATTTGAAGTGATGGCTATTGGGGTTAAAGAACTGGTAATCAAATATTCAGATTATCATAACTTATTGAAGTTCGACATTATCTGTAAAGAGGATTTCTATGAGGACGAAGGTAAGTGGGAACATATAAATTCCTATACTCCAGGCTTTCACCAGATGAACGAACTATCCCATGAAGCTGAGAAATTATATCTATGGGAAGTAATCTATGAACTCAATAAAGCTAGAAATTTCCTTAAATGTAGACCATGGAAACAAACTCAAGTGATGACTAAGGAAATAGATTTTCAAGAATCCTTGGTAAAAGCTTTCTATCTCTATATGGGATTCTTAGCGATGAATGGGTTTACTCCTCTCGGATTATTCGGTTTATTCTTTAAAAAACAACGTCTCAATAGATGGAGGCAACAAACTAATTATTAACATGTCAGGATGGAACCATAAATTAGAGGGACTTCAACTTAATCCCGAGGAGTCCCTCCATTCGTTAGAATTTGCTACCTCACAAGAAGCATGGGAAAAACTCAATGAGGGATTCCTAAGATTAGAGCCTGTTTTATTTGCAAAGGGGGCTATTGCCAATAGTGGGGTAGCAGTAGTGTATAACGTATTCATAAAGATACGCAATGCCTGGGTAGACCCAGAATTTGATTATGGGAGATGTTTCAATTATAAAGAAACTAAGTGGACTAGCTTATTGAATAACTACATAGACTTTAATAAGCTTGACTTGTTGCGTAGTAAACTGAGAGTACTGAGAAATAAGTACAATCAGAATTACAATATAACCTATATGTTTAACAATCACCATGATAACGGAAAGCAATGTCTAATAGCAGCAACTTTTTCAAAACGATTTGGGGAGGACATCCCAGTTATTACAATGGTAGTTCGGGCTTCGGAGATTACCAAGAGGTTAATATTCGATTTCCTATTAATTCAACGAATGTCAGAGTACGTATATGGTCCGGATCAGTCAGTACAAATCAACCTATTCGCGACTCAAATGTACGGAAATGTGGAGACACTTCTAATGTATCATACCCATAAGCCATTGAAGAAGGTACTTAAGGGGGCAGAAGAGAATGCTTGGAATAAGAGAATAAAAGAAATATGGAAGAAATTCCAAAAGGGTACAGAGAAGGAATTCTCTTCATTCAAGGTATTCTTTAGAAGTTTTAAAGTGCTCAGACCAGATTTATATGAAGAAACATATAAATCAATGAAAGCAAAAGAATTACTTCTTGAATACGAAGATATTGAATATCCCGAGAATGTAATTTCTTACTCTCAACGTAAAGCCTATAAAAAGAAACTTTTAAAACAAAAGAACAATGGAAGCTAAGGAATTTTTAAATCAGAAGCGTATAGGATTAGTAAACAAATTCTATTACCAAGTTTTAGAGATTAAAAAGAACGGTGCAGAACCAGATATACCCTTGTTAATGAAAGAGGTAGAGGATTTCGATAATTTTGTATTTCTCTACTGGCATATGACCTGGGTTAATTCTACAATGTCATACAGTTAAATATTTATATAATATGAGGATATATTCTAACAGTTTTGAGTTAATGTCCGAAATGGGCAGAGAACTCAACAGTTATGGTCAACTTGTAAAACCAAAGACCTATCAAAATAAAGTCATTGAAGGTAATGAGGATTTTATTACTAAAGAACTCATTTGCCAACAATATTGCTTAACTTCATTGGGAGACTCGGTATGGTTATTCGTATTCTCTCATTCAAGAGAATGGGCAGATGCAGAGTTCCAAGAAAGAATATCCCCTAATGATATAAATCCAGGAGAAGCTTGGAAATTAAGAAAAGATTTATGGGAACAATTCCTTGATGAAAAGGGTAGGTTCGATTACACATACAATGAGAGAATGGGTGAAGTATTAATAAAAGATTTAGTTCGTCTTTTAAAGAGAGACCCAGATACAAGAAAAGCAATTATACCAATATTTGAGCATGATGATACCTTATACTATGGTGGTAGACAACGTATTCCATGTTCTATGTATTATGATTTCCTTATCCGTCAGAATGGTAAAGGAGAGAAGGTATTACATATTTGCTATCACCAAAGAAGTTCGGATTTTGTTACTCACTTTGGTAATGATGTATACCTTGCATGGAGACTTATGAAATACGTAGCTAACGAGGTTGGAGTTAAACCCGGTTATCTGTATCATACTATTGATTCCCTCCATGCTTATAAGAAAGATTGGTTAGCATTAGCATCTAATCTGGAAGACTTACAAAATAAATACTAATAATGAGGGATGTATCTACTATAGGTGGGTATGTCCCTTTTTCTATTTTAAAATATGGAAACACGGTATCATATTATAAAGGACAAGAAAGAGCTTAAGAAACTTATTGCTTGTTGTAAAGCTACGGGTTATGCTTGCTGTGACTATGAAACGAATGCAGAACCTATTTATAATAAGAGTTTTAAACCTACAATTCTCTCTGTATCTTGGATGCCTGGGTTTGGTGCTTCCATCCCTTTAGACCATTTCGAAACAAAAGCTTATACTTCACCAGGTTGGAATTGGAAAAAGATGTTAAGGAAATTTGGGGAAGAAGTAATTGAGAATTATGAGATAACTAAGGTTGCATGGAACTGGAAATTTGACGACCAGGTAAACCAGAAGTATCATATATTCTACAGAGGTACATGTTTAGATGGGATGCTTGCTAAATATGTTCTCAACGAGGAAAAACCTCATGACTTAAAGTCAATGGTAAGAAGGTATTTACCAGAGTATGGTAATTATGAAAAGCAAGATGCCTTTGATAAGATACCATGGGATAAAAAGGAATTAGACCCACTTTGCCATTACGGTTGTCAAGATACGGATTATACTCTTAGGTTAATGTTATTCTTTGAAAAGAAGTTGATTGATTTGGGTATGTATTCGGTATTCCGTAATTTATTTATGTGTAATTCACGAGTACTCACCTCAGTAGAGAAAGAGGGATTATATCTAGATACTGAGTTCAATAAAAAGCTTCTGGAAGAATATAAACCAAAAATAGATGCTGCTAGACAAGCAATATATGACTTGCCAAGAGTAAAAAAATTCGAAAAGAAGTACAACCAAGAAAAGATTGATAAGTATATTCAATCTATCGAAGCTGAACTTGAGGAGTTAGATTATAATGACCCAAAAGACAAACGAAAGATTGCATTAAGGGAACAGAAAATATCGAATATCAAGGCAGGTATATTTACAACTAAAAAGGAACAGGAATTAATAAGACCCATTAACCTTGGTAGCCCAGTTGATTTGCCTAAGCTAATGTATTCAGAGGATGGATTCCATTTCGATGTAATTAAAGATAATGATTCTGGTAAACCAAGTACAGATGAAGAAACCCTAACTAACTTAAGGTTAACAGTTAAAAAACCCGATTCACCAAAGGCAATATTCTTGGATAAACTTCTCGAACTAAGAGGGTTAGAGAAAATGTATAAGACTTATATTTATGGGTGGTGGGAAAAGGTACAAGATGATTCTCGATTACATGGTAGATATAACATACATGGTACTGACTCTAATAGGTTTAGTTCTGCAGACCCAAATATGCAGCAGATCCCAAAGACAACAGTAGACCCAAATATTAAGAAACAATTGGTAGCTCCTCCAGGTTATCTATATATGGCATTCGACTACTCACAGGCAGAGTTAAGAATGATGGCTCATTTATCAGGTGATGAAACTTATCTGGAAGCATTTGCAAAGGGCGTAGACCCTCACCTTGGTATAGCAGCAGCAAAATATGGGGTTCCAATTGAGGAAGCCAGTAAAATATACGAAGACGAAAGTCACCCTGACCATAAGCTTTGGAAGACTAGAAGAAAACAAGCTAAGCAAATTGCATTTGGGCTTATCTATGGAATTGGAGATGCTTTGCTAGCAGTAAAATTATCAGACCCAAAAGCTGGTATTATAGTTACTAAAGAGGAAGCTCGTAAGGAGATGGATGAGTTCTTTAAGAAACACCCAAAGATACTTAAGTTCAAAGAGAAACAAGAGAAATTCCTTCGTAAGCATGGATATTATACCCAGTTATTTGGTACTAAGAGAAGATTACCCCAAATATACTCAAATGATAAACAAGAAGTTGCTTATGCCATCCGTTTGGGACTTAATTTCCCATGTCAAGGTGCTGCAGCAAATATGACTAATTTTGGAGCTATCCTTGTTTATTGGTTAATGAGACAAGGTAAATTACCCATGATGAAAGAAGCTTGTACAGTTCATGATGCTGTATATATGTATTCTAAACCAGAAGATATAAATACATGGACTGTATATACCATTTGGAATATACTACGTAACCCAAGTACTAAGAAATACTTTGGTTTCCAAGTTGATGACGTAACTCTATCAATGGATTTTACAATAGGCCGGTCTATGGCAGAAGAATTACCATTTATGCCCGGATATGATTATACTAGAATGTTAAAACCAGACTTTTCGGTAGAAGAGTACATGGAGGAATACCATAAGTTTAAGACTCGTAAAATTGGTAATTTTAGTGCAGCTTCACCAGAAGTATTTATGGAACTATATAAAAAGGAAATCCATAAATATCAACGAGAATATGAAAAATCGAGAAAAGGGTAATATACCCGGGTTTAGTAATTATTACATATCCCGTACTGGAAAATTATACTCGAAATTTACTGGTAGTTGGAAATTAGTAAAACCTGCTATGAAAGATAATGGTTATTTATCTAACTCTTTAGTAGGAGATGGTGGTAAACGGAAGAACTTTTATAGACACAGGTTAGTTGCTTCTATTTACATCCCTAACCCAAACAATTATCCTCAAGTATGTCATAAAAATAACAATCCAGAGGATAATCGGGTAGGTAATTTATATTGGGGTACAGCTAAGATGAATATGGGTCAGTGTATAGAAGATAAAAGATTCTATTTTGTTGGTAAAGAACGAGAACGTAAGGTAAATGTAGAATTATTAATTTCTAGGTATATAGAGGGTATACCAAGAAAAGATATACTAGAAGAATTCGGTATATCAACTGGAGTATTATATAAAATATTACGGTATAATAACATAAAACTAAGGAAATGAAGAAGATTTTAAACGGGCCCACGGTATGGAGGGCTAAATGCCCAGTATGTGATTGCGAATTTGAATATGATACCAGTGAAACTTTTGGGGTTTATAAAAAATCGGGCGATTATTTTAGGATAGTACAATGTCCTAATTGTAAAACTAATATAAAGCATTCAGATTCAGTATCTACCATTACAGGAGTGAAAAGAGAAGATACTATGTCTACATAAATAATATAAATTTATGGAATTATGGCAACACAGAAAGAGATTGATAATGCAAGTAAGTTAACTGCCCTCACTTATATGGTTGCAGGTTGCTTAGGTTATTCTATCGAAAATTTACTTAAGTATTTAGATGTGGTTAATCTAAGGTTGAGTGGACAAGAAAAGATGTTACTTAATCGATTAAAGACTCAGTTATCTCAAGTACAAACTAATCTTACTACTTTAGAGGAATTGGCTTTTAAAGTGATGGCTACAGATGAGGATGGTAAACTTGCTTATGAAGATGCCACCCATATTTATTGGGCTGCATTTTTAGCCTTACTCGATAGAGGTGGTACTGATAACTTATGCGACTTAAGATTAATGGCTTTGGTAGATAAGGTAAGCATCTATAAATCTCTTCTTAATTTGCCCGGTATGAAACTCTCTTATCAAATGGCTTTTGCTCAAGTAACTAAAGCAATAAGCAAAGGGGAATTTAGTAAAGAAGACTTTAAAAACCTATTAGAAGTTTATGAAGACGGAACTGAAAAAACTAAAGGTTAAATTTGAAGGTAAACTTATTGAGATTGATATTCAAAAAGAATTATCTATCAATGAGAATATCATTAACTCTCAGCTACGAGAATCTCCTTCTAGTTATTATGTACTTGCTTCTTTGAGAGATAAGTATATAAAAGAACGAGATGCTCTAGCAAGGGAAAAAGAAGAAGCTTATTCGAATGCTTGGTTATATTATAAGGATGCTAATGAAAGATGGAATAATGAATACGTATCTCATAAGGCAAACCTTAACAAGAAATACTCTTCTATCAATGAGAGGTATTTGAAAGCTGTAGAAAAAGCAAATAAGTTCATAACTATATGTAAGTGCTATGAGTCACGCGAAAATATATTAAGAACTATTAATGCGAACCTAAGAAAAGGTTAACCCATTGAACTATAAACAATTACTAACTTTTAAAAACAGTATTAGAATATGAATTATTCAATGACATTTATCTCACCTCTTGTAGCTGAGAAATTTAATCAAGAATTACCCGGATGCCCAACAGAAAACCGGGTACTTATTTTATCTCCCAAGGAGGTAAACCAAACTAAATCTGGTTTGATTATCCCTGAACAAGTAAAAGAGGGAGTTCCTCGTAAAGGGGTTGTAGTAAAGAGTGGAGAAATTACTGAAGAATACAAAACCTACCGAGAATTGGTTGCTGTAGGTAGAATAGTTACCTATGGTTTGTATGCAGGTAAAGAACTTGAATTCGAAACGGACAAACTATCTCCTGCTCTCAAACAACTTTTAGAGAAAAACGTTCTTACCGTATTGAGTATGAACGAAGTAGTTTACTCAGAACCGAATAATTAAAACTAATCATTATGATAAAAGACAAGAAGAAAAAGAAAGTTTCATCAGAGGGACTTTCTACAAAAGAAAAGATGCTAGCTAGAAAGAAACAGCTAGAATCTAAGGGAAATGGTAGTGGGTTAGTATATCCAAAAGAAGGAACCCTGAGAATGAGAATTAAATCTCCAGGTGATGACCAAGAATTGGGTATCGAAATTATTCAATTCTACCTGGGAGGCAATTTGGGAGGAGTTATATCTCCGGCTACTTTTGATGAACCTTGCCCATTCATGGAGAAGTATCAAGAATTGAAAAACTCTAAGGATGAAGACGACAAGGAACTTGCCAAGAATCTGGTACCAAGAAGAAGATATGTTATTGGTGGTATAATCTATTCAGATGAAAAGGGTAGTAAGGTAGATTACGAAGGCAAAGATAAGGGAGTTTTAGTTCCTCGCTCAGTATACCAGGATATCATTGACCTATACCTTGATGAAGATGAGGCAGGTGATATGACCGACCCAAAAACTGGTTATGATATTAAGATAATACGTTCAGGGTCTGGTAAACTAGACACCACTTATTCTGCTCGTGCTTGCAAACCAACTAAGTTGGACAAGAAATATCAAGGTACAATTGACCTTGAGGGAATAGTTCGTTCTCAAATCAAATCCTATGATGAGTTGGAAGATTTGCTTTCACAGTATCTAAATGAAGACCATGGGGATGACGATGAGGATGATAAACCCAAGAAGAAAAAGAAAAAGGGAGTTCACAAAGACCATTACATGGAAGATGATGAACCCAAGAAAAAGAAAAGAAAATACAAATCGGATATTTAAGGGTTAGTAATATGGTTTCATTCGAAGGTGGTAATTAGATTCGTTCTGTTATCACCTTCTTTAGTTTAAAGACATTACATTATGGCAAAGAAATCTAAGGTTGGTTTAAAAGTACCAACAGCAAATGAGATGGCAAAGAAATATGGGAGTATGATTAAATTAGCTTCAGAAGTAACTGATACCGATTTATATATACCATCTACTTTCTTTGCTTTGAACTACTTATTCGGTAAGGGTATTCCTTATGGTAAAATTGTAGAGATTGCTGGAGAAGAATCATCTGGTAAATCCTTGGTAGCTTATAACTTTGCTTATGCTACTCAACAACTTGGTGGTCATGTAATATGGGTAGATGCAGAACAATCCTGGATGAACTCCTGGGCAGAGATTAATGGAGTAGACCCTGCAAAAGTAACCATTGTTAATGATACTCGTATTGAATATATTGCAGATGTAGTAGCAGACTTAGCAATATATTTACGTTCTCAATTAACCCACAATGAACCGATACTTCTGGTAATCGATTCTATTGCAGCAACCGACTGTACGGATAATATTGATGCTAAGATGGTTGATGGTAAAGCCGAAATGGGAGGTAGAGCAAAGGCTCTTTATAAATACTTCCGTATCAGAAGTGAATTATTCTACAAACTGGGAGTATCTCAGATATATATTAACCAATTAAGAACTGCTTTGAATGTCGGATTTGGAAAAGATAACACAACAACTACAGGAGGTGCAGCACTTAAGTTCTACGCTTCAATCAGAGCTGCTTTCTATTCAGGAAGGTCTGTTACCATTAAACAAAATGGGAAAGAAAGGAAAGCTGGGAAACTTGTCACTATCAGACTTATTAAAAATAAAGTTGCTCCTCCTCGACCTACAATCAGCAAATGCCCTGTATATTTCAATCCTAAATTCCACGAAGTCGGGTTTGACAGATGCTATGCTTTAGAAGATGTATTGGTAGATACCGATGTAATCGAAAAAACTACTGGTGGGTATAAATTGAAAGGTAAAACTCTTGCAAGAGGGGAAGAGAAATTCCAAAAGCTTTTGGAAGAAGACGATGAACTTCGTAGAAAACTTTTACGGAAAGCCGGAGTAAATACCATAGGTACTACTAAAAAGCAACTGGAGAAAATAGAAACAAATCTATTCCCAGTCGATGGTGTAGAATATGAAAACTATTCAGATTCAGAAGAAGAGGAGGAAGACGATGAGTAAGAAAACAATATTACTGGTTGATGGAGAGAACATTCTCCATCAATCCTTTCACAAGTTCGAAAAACTTAAATCTACCGATGGCAAACCGAGTGGGGCAATATTCGGATTTTTCAAATCTCTACATATGTATCTTACAAGGTTTGAACCAGATGGGGTTTATATTTCATTCGATAATGGTCATTCACCAGTAAGGACGAAGTTATTGCCCAATTACAAGGGGCATCGAAAAAATATATCAATAGATTATGAGTCATTGCAAAAGCAAAAGGCAATCATAATGAAAATGCTGGGTATGCTAAGAATTAATTATATCTTCGATAAAAAGAAATCTACAGTATATGAAGGGGATGACTTCTTAGCATACCTTGCAATTAAAAAATTCCAATCCGAGAAAATGATACTTATATCATCGGATAAAGACTTTAACCAGTTGCTATCAAATAACCTGAGGATATATAATCCCAGAAAAGATGAGATGATAAGAATGGATAACTGCAAAGAATTATTCGGTTATCATTCTCATGAAACGGTAGAGTACCTTGCAATGGTTGGAGATACCTCCGATGATATACCAGGGTTCCCGGGTATAGGACCAGTAAAGGCAAGAAAAATCCTTGATGAGGGTAGAATTGAGAAGTTTATTGCCCAGAGTAAGAACAAAGAATATCTTCAAATATGGAAAAGGAATGAACAGTTAATCGACCTTTTCTGGTTTGTAAGACATAATCCATTGGATAAGTTACCAATTAAGTCAAAGAAGAAGTTTAAGTATGAGAAATTCAAAGAGCTTTGTATCGAATACTCTTTAGCATCATTTTTGACAAATGAATTTATAAAACCATTTAAAGCATTACATCATGAGTAAGAGAATTATGTTTGTGGGTCCCTCTGGTATAGGGAAAACTACTTTAGCTAAGTATGTAGCTAAGAGAGAAGATCTACCTTTTATTTCTGGTAGTATGTCAGATTTATTACCTGCTACTGAAGGGGTATCACATAATGAAATATTATCCCTCGGTTCGGAGGCAATGTATAAAGCAGATTTTCAACTTCTGAACAAAAGGAATAGGTTATTCAAGGATAGAGAATACTTCGTAACCGATAGGAGTTATGCAGATTTGGCTGCTTATTTTTGGTATAAGCAATCAAGAACTTTACCAGAATGTGAAATGGAACATTTTTTCTGTCAATGTAAGACTTTAATGGAAGATCAATGTGATGTAGCAATCTTCTTACCATTAAATCTAGATACTTATAAGCATTGGTCAATGGAAGATAATGGTAAGAGAATACTTAACAGATTCTTCCAAGTTCAGATATCATCTCTTATGGGGGAATTGCTTGCAAATTGGGAAATACCCACTATTTGTATACCTGAGCTCGATTTAGGTATGAGAACGGAACAAATCAATTACCATTTAGATGGGATATGGGGAAAGAAGTAATAGCAATAGCCTTCTCGGATTTACATATAAACCTATGGGCTAAGTTTAATGAGAACAATCACAGGACCCTGAATAGTTTCAGGGTTTTGTCGATTATACGGAAATTATGTAGAAGGTTTAACTGTCCTGCATTATTTTGTGGAGACTTATTTCATAAGGCCGAAACAATGGACCAAGAATTGGCAGAGATATGTTATAACGAACTAATTGAGGGGTTTTGGATATATGCCATATCTGGAAATCATGATATTAAGAAAATAAGTAAGGTTGGTACTAAACCCTTTAGCTGGCTTTATCAAGTAGAGAAGTATGGTATCATGATATTAGATTATGAAAAAACTCAATTATCCCCTACATATAAAAATATTATGGTGTATGGGGTTCCTTATATTGATAATAATGTGGGTCTAAGTGAATACTTAAAGAAATTAGAATTAGATAAAAGTAAAAAGAATATTCTTTTACTACACACTGATTATCCTGGTGCAAAGGATACCGATGGTAGAGAGATAGATTCCGTAGAAAACTTAAATGTGAATGTTCTCAATAAGTTCGATTTAGTATTATGTGGACATATACACAAACCACAAAGACTATCAAAGAAGGTTTATATGATTGGAGCCCCTAACCATCAGAGGAGAACCGATAGGGGATGTGAATTGGGGTATTGGAAAATCTATGAAGATTTGTCTCTGAAGTTTGTACCTTTGAAAAATTTCCCAAAGTTCATCGATGTAGAAAGGGAAGAGGATATTAATGATGATGGCAATTATTATACGGTAATCCCTCAAAAAGCTAGTACTCCAGTTAATAACAAACATAAGATTACTAAGCAACTTTCTAAGAAGTCTCTAGCAAAGAGATACCTAAGAGAGAAAGGTATTAAAGATGAGGTTAAAACTAATCTATTAATTGAAACACTTAAAAAGGCTGAGTCATGTTAACGTTCTTAAACTTAGAGGCAGAAGGATTTTGTTCAATAGAATCCTTACATCTACAATTAAACCCAACTTGTACCATACTTATCAAGGCACCAAATGGGAAAGGGAAATCAACTATTCTCTCTGCCTTGGTATGGGCAATATATGGGAAAAACCTAAAGGGTGTTTCTGAGGTAAATACTTGGAAGCAAGTAAGGCCTAAAGATTACAAGGGTACTAAGGTACAAGTATATTTTCAGAAAGATTCTCATACATATAAGATAGTTAGATGTCAAAAGTATGATGAAGTACTTGAGGATGGTGCTAAAGGCAAAGACAGACTTATCTTCATGAAAGATGGGGATATAGTTGATATCAAAGGGAAGGGGAAGATACAAGATTTTATAAACCGAGAGATAGGTTTATCATATACTCTGTTTATGAACTCAATCATGTTTGGTCAGGGTATAAAAAGACTCATACAAGAATCTAATTCTGATAAGAAAAAGATATTCGAAGAAGTATTTGACTTAGAGTTCTTAAACCTTGCTAAAGGCATTGCATTACAAGATAAAAATAACTTGATATCTCAAATAAATGAGGTAGAGCATGAGTCTCAAATGCTTAAGAAAGAATTAGAGGCTAACAAGGAAGCTTACTTCGATATGAGAGATAGAGAAAAATCCTTCAAGCAAAAAATTAAAGAAGAAAGAAGAGAGTTAAAGCAAGATAGGGAAAAGCTAACTAAGCTACTAATTGAAAAACAAAAACAAATCAAGGATGAAGTAGATGCTTCGCTTCAGATAAAGATTAAAAAACAAAATGAACTAATCCTTGATTTGAGGAGTAAGATAAAAGATGCAAAGAATTTATCAAATGTACCTCTTAAGAAAGTAATTAAAGAATTAGTAATACAGTTAGAAGCCGGTCACTACAAACGTGCATTACGTGATGCCAAATCAATATATAAAGCATTCTCTGACCTTGATAAATACGATAAGGAGTATCAGGAGGCATTAGAAAGGTTGGAAGAACTTAGTAGTGTAAATGATAGGTATAAGAAATTAAAATCAGACTGTGATGATATTGCTTCTGATATTGCTTCTATTGACGAAGACCTGGCTAAGCTCAAGCAAGAAAAGCTTAAGGTCATGTCTCCAAAGTATAAACAAAAACTTAAGGAGATTAGGAAGAATTTACGGAAGGTTGATGAAGACTTTCACAATAAAGAGTTAGAGTTAGAGAATTATAACTGGTTAATTAATGACCCATTGGGTAATAATGGGATTAAGGCTTATCTCTTCGATTCATCTCTTGAATTCCTTAATAGAACTCTGGACAAGTATTCAGAGGTACTTGGGTTTAGAATAGAGTTCAATATAGACCTGGGAACTGCTAGAAAAGAATTTGTTACTCTTATTGAAAGAGATGGGATGATTATAGATTACGATGAACTATCAGGTGGCGAGAAACAATTGGTCTGTGTAGCAATGGCTTTTGCAATGAATGAGGCTTTAACTGCCTCTAAGGGTATTAACTTAGCATTCCTTGATGAGGTATTTGAATCACTAAGTTCAGATAACATAGAAGTAGTTACCTCATTGATACGTCACATATTCAAAGAGAAAACTTTATTCTTGATAACCCACTTGGATTCACTTCCTCTCGGTAATACCAAAATCCTGCAAGTGGAAAAGACCCAAGGCCTGAGTAAGTACCAATTACTATAATGGTATATAAAATACAATACACCATTATATCATGAACTCTAAGAATAAAGGAAATCGATTCGAAAGAAAGATAGGGGCTTGGTTTACGAAATGGACCGGGTACAAATTTGAAAGAAACAGAGCCGGGAGTGGAGCTTGGCATTCAAACAAGGACTCCACTTCTGATTTAATCTGTACTGATGAAAGGCATGCTCATAAATGTAAGATATCTATTGAATGCAAGAATTATAAAGAGATTAAATTTGAACATCTACTCTTAGGTAATAAGGGATGCGATATATTGAAATTTTGGAAACAAGCTTCTAAGGATGCAAAAAGAGCAAATAAAGTTCCCATACTCTGTATGAGATATAATTCAATGCCCTCAGAAGAATTTTTCTTTGTAGTTGGAAAGGGTCTATCTTCCGTATTCTATAAACCCCTATTCGATAAAGCCAATATTATGGTAATCGATGTACCAAAGATAGATGAGATTCTTTATGTATTCATGGCTAGTGATATACTGAAGAATGTAAACTATAAGTTAGTACATAAACAAGCTAAGTTAATTCTTAAAAATCGGTAACTCATGAAGAAGCATACCCCATACTCATATTGTATATTTTACCTTGAAAGGAAGTACTGTGATAAAATCAATAAAGAACTTAAAGAAAAGGGGTATGACCAAATCAAGGCAATTATTCCTATGGTAAATGTATTAAGAAAAACCACAAAGGGTAAGATGATATTTGAAGAAGTACCAGTATTATTCAATTATGGTTTTATGAGAATGCCAACTAAATTAGCATTCTCAAGGCCTTTTCTTAATAAGTTACGTAGGAATATATCTGGTATCAGAACTTGGTTACGTAATACTGAGACAATGCACCCAAGAAAGAAAAAGGTAAGAATTGACAATGCTGAAGACTTTGATGATTTTTCTTTAGTGGCTACTTGTAGTAGAAAAGAAGTAAGGCGATTTAAACGTATTGCTAGAGAGAATAAGAAGTTTTCAGTGGATGATTTAGTCAATGTAAAGCCTGGAGATTACTTAGTATTACGAGGTTATCCCTATGAGGGAGTAGATGCTACAGTATTAGAGGTTGACCATCTTTGTAAAAGGGTAAAAGTTCTTATATACCCCGAAATGGGGAGAATGGAAGTATGGTTACCCTTTGACAACGTCATTTATAGTGTATATTTAAACCATGACCCAGATAAACTTTATGCTAATTCTGGGGAATATGATCCTAATCAGATAACCAATGAAGCAATTGATAGTATAATGAGATATAGAAGAATTTAATGTTATGAACGAAGCTCAACAAAAAGCCTGGAGTTGTTTAATTGATAAAGAACAACAGTCATTATTCCTTCAATTATCCGAAAGTAAATCTTCATGGGAAGCTGGTGAAATTTTAAAGTTATCTCATTACAAGTATCTTGAAATCCGGGAACGGTCAGAGAAATTCTTTAGGCTATTCTCGGATTTTTTTGAGAAACACACTTCTATTTTTCGACCAGATTGCCCCTGTGAGAGGAATTTCCAAGATTATATGGAGGGATGTTTAGAGAAACGATTAAAAAGAAAAGAAGCAAGCTTATTCACAGGAGACTCAGCTCAATTACTCCCAAAGGTAAACTCTAAAAATATAGAGAGAAACATGAAGAGGTTAAAGGAGTCTGAGGATGAATGGGACATAGACACTCTAAGATTAATTCTTGAATTTGATAGGTGGAATAACTTTAGAATACTTCCAAGGATGCTACAACAGCCTTCTGCATTTAAAAGACGGTCGAATAAAAAAGATAAGATATACATCAAATATCTACTTAATAGGGTACCGGATTGGATGCACACTAAACTCAAGGAAAGGTTTAGGTATAAAGTAAAACCCGGAAAGAAAAAGTATTGGGTAGCTTTAATATCTGAGGACCTATATACTGATGGTTATCTATTGTTACCAGTAAGACCTTTGGATGAAGTAGTAAATGAATTCAGTAGATTTTACATGTATGTATTCAAAACTAAAGATGATGCTGATACCTTTGGTTTTATGGTATCTAAGTTCATGATTAAAACCGAATCTGTTAAGCTTGGACAAAAATTCTGGCCAGAGTACCGTTGCTGTGTGGAAAGAGCAGTAAACTATAATCAAGTGAACAATATAGAATTCAATATTAAGAAATTGGATATGGCTTATAACACACATATCAAGAGAAAGTCTAAAAAACCTAAATCCACTGCTGCGAACCGAGCAAAAACCTCGGATTTTTATAAAAATAAATAGAGAAATAAGATAAGATTAAATTATTTATTCTTATATTTGCAAAGAAAATAAATGAATACTTTAAAATATTAATGATATGGCAAAAAAGAGTAGAAAAGACATGAAAGCCCCATCCAAGGAGAAATCAAATTTCCTTGGTGCTTCTGGGAGAAACATGACTTATAAGGATTTAAAGAGAAAGGCTATCATATTAGGGATGCCTTTCCCTGATGCTTGTTCTGCTGGGGTATTTGACTTATTACATTATATCAATGTATCAGAAGAAAAGCCCGATAAATCGTTAATTGATAAATATGACGATTGGATGGATAAGCAATTAGAAAATATTGGGTATTCGAAAGATGACCCATTAAGAAATTCTCGATTAAGGCTTGGGTTTCTCGGAGAAGAAGGGGAAAATGGGCAAAGAAGAACCAAACGAGTTCCTGGGATAAAGAAACCTCGAGAAAAGAAACCTTCAAGAGAAAGGGATGAATTCAATCTTATCAAGGGTACAAAGAAATCTTATGTATTTGAATTAACTGCAAAGGGTTTTGAACTTGATAGAGTTATTCGGAGAATGAAAAAGAAATTCCCTGAGGCAAATGAGAAATCGATTAACCTTTGGTATAGAATGGCAAAAAGGAATATCAATGGTAAAACTAAGGGAGGGAAATAACGGACCCATACGACCAGATAGGTATTATATATGGACTTGGAGACCAGATACCACCAATAAGATTGTTACTGAAAAGAAATTATATAGGAAACATCTAACCGGTATACCATACTTTACTAGACACCAAGTAAAGGTTACCTTAGTTTATCTTTATGGTGTAGATGTTCTTCAATATATCCATATAATATCTGGGAGGAAACTCATAAAACAAGGCATTAGAGAATTATCCGATATGAATGGTAAACTTCTTAAAAAGGGTAGTACTAAATTCTGGTTTAAGGGTAAATTCGTAAAAGCAAGGAAGTTCATAATGCCCGATGAATATCACATAGATAAACACCGACGAAGAAGATTTATGGTACAAATGCACCGAGTCTTTAAGTCTAAAGGAAAAAAGGAATTCAATGAAAGGTACTCAATCAAACTCTATGGACAACGGCAAGGCATATCTCCCAAGTATACAAGGCAAAAGAGATTACAAATCAATCTTGCTATCCTACAGGATTTACAACAGGCTGAGTCAAGAGGAGAAAAATAAATTCAATCTGTTATTCCTGCAGTATCCCCCATTGGTAGGTTCATTGGCTTTATATTTAAGAAAGAAGATGAACATCCCAATACAAAAGGTACTATTTATCAAAGCACAAAGGGATATGCTTGAAATATTCGATGAGGCATCACTTAAATTTTTAGGGTATTTGCCTAAAGAAAGGTTTATTAAGAAGTCTCTATTATTTCAAGGGTTTGTTTCATTAGAGAGTATTAAACTTAGAAGGTCTTATGCTTATATAATGACAAATAGGATGATAGAAAATCAAATATGGGTCTACCCAATTCGATTATCCGATAACTATAAAACAATGATAAAAGGGAAATACAAATCCTATACCGAAGTATTTGGGAAGGTGGGTATTCCTGGGATAACTAAAATTAAATATAGCAATGAATAATAACGAAGGTTTTAAAATCACAGCACATCAACCAGCAAACCCATTTGCAGGTAAGAAGTTTAAGATAGTCACTTATCAAGGTGACAAGGAACTTGCCTCTCAGGCAATAACAATTGAATCTCAATTAGAATTAAAGACAACTCTAGATGAGATAAAACAATTCAATATTGCTCAGGAGGAATTAGTAAAATCTGGGTATACTCAGAAATCCATACTGGTAAAGAAACTTATAACAGAGTGATATAAATAAATTATTAACCAACTTAAACATTACGAAAATGGCTAAGAAGAAAAAAGAAGTGGAACTGAAAGAAGTTTCCAGAACAGAAATCAATGGTGCAATCATCATTAAGTATGAAGATGGCTCAGTAAAGATTATCCCTGCTCCTATCATGCTTTCTGCCGAAGAAGCCGAAGACCTTTTTGGTTCTGAATCCGATGACGAGGAAGAAGAAGAGGAAGAATCAGATGATGATGATGAT